TTAATAATGTTTCCTGGAGTTCATAAAAAATATGATCATGGAGTAAGACCCTTAGAGGCTGGCCCCAATAGACATATTCTAATAACATTTGGGCATGATAAAAGCGATGCCCATCTGGTTAATCCTAGGAATCATCTGTACCCTGATAAAAAATTTAAAGAAGATCACCCAGCACCATCTTACGATTTATGATAGAATATAAAGACAATGATAGCCACAAAAGAGTTATGTTACTACTGCAGCAGCAAGGCAGAATATACGCAGCCTGAGAAAGATACAGGTCAGATAATTAACGTATGCCCAAAACATTTTAGTTTTAGATTTATGGGGTGATTATGAATAAAGAAAAGGCAGATAAAAATTTTAAAGCATTTGTTTCATTAATAAGTGTTTTAGTATTAGTAGCGATTGTGTTTGCAGCACTAGTATGACATTTTGTAAACATGTATACGAGTATGTTGGTGCGGAAATATGCCCATATTGTGGAAAAGATACGCACGAACCTGACATGAAACTACAGGCAAAACTATATAAACAGCATTATGATGAGGGTAAACATATTAAATATAAATGTGATCATTGTGGCGGAACTATAAGGGTTTGGTGGGATATATGACATTAGATGTAAGAGGTATCCCAACTCCAGTATGTCCATGTTGTGGGTCTACTCTGCTTAGAATCACTGCTGAATTTGACCCCAATACATATGAAATACAAATGTATTTATTAGATGATGCTGAATGTATGTCTTGTAAGTGTTTAATTACTGCCCCTACTCCATTAGATCATCCAGACAACAAATGATATAATTTGTATATGAAAAAGCAAATAATTAATAAAATTTTATTTTTATATTTTAAATATTCATTAATAAAAAACAAAATTATTAGAAACAAAAATAGTAAAAAGGGTTGGTTTATTTATTAAATGAATTATTTTATGGGTAAAAAACAAACCTGGACCGATGATAGTTTAAAAAAAATTTTTTTAAATAACTTAAGACTATCTGACAACATAAAGTTAAACCAATATGATCCTGAGACAATAACAATAGATAAAGGAAGAATAAATAATTATGGATATAGAGATGATGATTTTACAAAACTAGCAGATATACTTATGGTGGGTTGTTCAATGACATTTGGGCAAGGATTAGAAGAAAAATATATTTGGCCTAATTATATAAAAAAATGGTCTAATAAAGAATGTGCAAATTTAAGTGTAAATGGGGGGTCTATAATAGGGTTAATTTATAGAATTTTTGCTTACATAAGAAAGTTTGGCAATCCAGAGATTATTTTATGTCTTTGGCCAGATATAAATAGAGTTTATTTACCACTTATTCCAGGAAGATTTGAAGATCTTGGCATACCATACAGCGATTTTTATTGTTACACAAACAAAGAAGTAAAACCATTTCTAACAGACATCTGCTATGCAAATTTTATAAGTAATGATTCAGAAAGTTGGCAGCCACAATATTCTAAATTGCCCCACAGTGTTAGTGATGTTTTGCCTATTGAATTTGTTCATTTTTATACAATACAACAAATACATTTATTAGAACAATATTGTTTTGTAAGTGGAATTAAACTATATTGGGGAACATGGAGCACCCTTTCTACAGCATTTTTTAATAAAATAAAATCTATGTCAGACCCTACCTATTTTAGGTACTATATTAATGATTTAGATGAAGCAAATATATATTCAAAAATATCCAAAAAAAATAAAATTGTAAATTTTTCATGTCATCAAAATTTGCAACAAAAAGACAATAAAACTTATAATATAGCAGCAGATAATCAACACTTTGGAAGTCACTCTCAAATACATATTGCTGAAAAATTTTTTGATCTAATAAAAGACGACCTTAACCCCTAATTTGACATCACGATCTACCCTTGCTATACTTATAGTACTGCTCCTTTCCCTTTCTGTGGAGCAGAGGGGCTGCTAGTAAAATTCCCTTTCTGATTACAACTAGCAGCCCCCTTTCTGTTATAATATTAAAATGCACCTACACAGATATCAAGAATTAGACATGGGAGATAAGATTTTATACTACTGCCAAAGATGCGGTTGGGAAAGACTCGTTCCTAAGTCTTGACATATGAAAACTTTTATGGAATAATAGAATCATGAAGACAACTGTTATACACAATTCAAAACCACCTTTGCGCTGGTTTGCCAATTTTGTTGGTGAAATCAATGGAACAGCGATTTGGAAAATTGCTATGCTGGATGAGGATAATAATTTTGGATTAAAGTATAAAGTGTATTCATATATCTATAAGGTTACATATCCCATTTATCAAAAATGGGGAACTTTTTATGAAATAAATTCTTTTGCAGAAGAATTTGATGAAAACATAGAAGAACTATAGGGGGAAAAATGGCAGAAGATACAAAAGATAAGATTATTTATCTTATTGAAGAAAGATGTAAAACTGTATTGGAAACTAATGCACTCAACGATCCTTCAGATCCAAGATACCTTTGGGTTAAGGGTGTATATGATGATATTCTTACAATGCTAAAAGAAACATATGTCTGAAGATAACGTTGTTTCTAAAAGTACCTTTGATGATTTAACTGATGATCAAAAGGCTGATGTGATGCAATTAGTTATCTTGACTGTTAAAGAAATCAGAGAGCAGATTGCACAGGATATAGAGGCTACTGTTCCTTTATGGAAAAGAATGGGCCTTCTTAAATCCCGCCGAACTGAAAAAGCCTTTAAAATATGCGCTGCCATTGCTCGTGGACAAAATGAAAAGAATGATATAATTACAACATGACACAGCATTCATTAACCGCAGTTAGCAATACAACGCCTTTACGATTAACTCCGTTTGGCTCACATTCTGGATTAGATTTTACTGTTCAAAACGTAAATGCATCTGGATATATTTATCTTGGTGGAGATGAAACTGTTTCTTCAACCAATTATGGTTTTAGAATTTTGCCAAATCATTCTATTTCCTTTGAACTTCCTGGCTCTGATGCACTTTATGCTATTGCATCTACAACTGGAATGTCAGTAGCAGTAATTCAAATTGGTTTGGAGACTGCAATATAATGGCACGTTTTACTCATCCAGCATTTGGCGATACTGATGGCTTAACAACAGAAATTAAAACATACTCACCTACTTGGGCTGGAACTGGTCTTGCATTTACTGGAACACCAGCAACTGGATCTTATATTAAGATTGGTAATTTAGTTATAGTACAAATTGATGTTTTGTATACTACTGTTACTAACTTTGGCACAGGACAATACTCTTTAACTTTACCATTTGCATCTAAATATCACACAGATGTTTATGGCGGTTCAGCGCATGATACTTTACCAACATTGCGTCATTACAGTTTAAAAGGACACTTAGTTCCTTCTAGTACAACTATGACATTATGGCAACATGCTGGATCTGGAAATGATGAGCCAATGGATTTTAATACTCCATTTTCTCCAGGTGCTGAAGATAAATTCCACATGTCATTTTCTTATATTTGCGAATAACTTGACATCTTAATCATGCATTGATATACTGGTTATATGCAAACTTTTTTACCATCATCAAATGCTGTGGTTACTGCTAGTATGCTTGACAGCAAAAGATTAAATAAGCAGATACTTGAATGCTATCAAATCCTTAATGTTTTATCTGGTAAGTCGCCTACTGGTGGATGGCGTAATCATCCTGCTGTGCTTATGTGGAAAGGTTTTGAGCGTGGTTTGTGGAGTTATGTGCAAGCCATGATTCATGAGGCTCGTAAACGTGGCATTCGTACAGAAAACAATGAAGCAAATCTTAATAGACTAAAAGATCAATGCTGGGATGATTGGGGTAATAATGCACCATCATTTTGGTATGATAAAACAAAATTAATGCGTGTAGTAACAACACATAAAGCAAGTTTATTTGACAAAGATCCAATATATTATGCACATTTTGGTTATGCAAAACATAGTATATATAACCAACCATGTTGCTCTACATGTAAATATTATTGGGTAACTCATGAAGGGAGAACAAAATGATTCATGCTTTATGGCTTATCCCCGCTTTTATTTGCGGTTGGTTTGTATGCTATATTCAAATGACGTATGGGGTTGATCAAAGTGGCGAGTAATCGTGTAGTTATTTGCGATGTATGTCAAAAAGAGATAGAATTGCGTTGGGGTATTTTTGGTCATGACACATTAAATAGACACATGAAAGAGCACAATGGCTGATCCAAATCAAACACCTAGTCGTGGGGATTGGGCATGTCCATGCGCTGGATGTGCAAAGGCAGTTGCTTTTGAAAGAAAACAATTGCTACAATTAATCAATGACCACAAAAAAGAATATCTTGAATATAGGGGCAGTTCTTTTGATAAAGAGGGTAATCTTTTATGGGCTAAAGATGATGCGTTGGCTTATATTGAAGGGGTGGATTTTGTTGAGGTATTAATAAAAGAAAGAATGCCTAAACCTAAAACAAAATCATAGTACAATATGAATATGAATCGTGAGACAATACAGTTAGCAAAAATAAACAAAACTCCAATTTTGTTTAAAGGTATTTTTCCAAACACTTCTAACTGGTCTAATTTTATCAATCATTTAGATTTTGCTATGCATCAAGATGATGCTGCGGTAAGAGATAATTTACATAAAACTGTTGGACAAGCACATTTTTGGAGTCCATACACAATAATGTTAGACAATGCTCATTTACATCATAAAGGTTTAAAAGATGTATTAACAATCTTAGGATCATTTTTAGATTCTGAGTTTAAAACTGCTTTTGGCATGATAAGTTTTACTACGATGGAACCTACTGTTGGAAGACATGAAGATAGTTATGAAGTATTTTATTTACAGTGCGAAGGGGCAGTTGATTGGCATGTTCAGGTTGGTATGGAAGAGCAGGTATTTAGATTAGAAAACGGAGATATTATTTTTGTACCTGCAAATACTACCCATGAAGTTAAATCTATCACACCTAGAGCAGGTATTTCTATAATGTTTAACAAGCAACAGTAGCCAAGTCGGTTAAGGCCCCGAACTCATAATTCGGTTATCGTAGGTTCAAGTCCTACCTGTTGCACGTATGATATACTAATTAAAATGGCAAAAATAGTATTTTTAGGCAACTTTCGTGTTGACTATACAACTGAGACGCATCATGCCCTGTCTTTAGAATCCCTTGGGCATACAGTAATTCGTTTACAGGAAACAGAAGCAAGATCAGAAGACATATACGAGAAGGCTTCAAGAAGCGATTTGTTTGTTTGGGTACATACACATAGTTGGAAAACACCTGGAAGAGTTACCATGTCACAAGTTTTAAAACAATTAAAAGAAAACAAAATCCCTACAATGACATACCATTTAGATCTTTGGTTTGGTTTACAAAGACAAAAAGATCTTGAGTCCGTTCCAGTATATAAAGATATTGAACATTTTTTTACCGTTGATAAACAAATGGCAGAATGGTTTAATAAAGAAACTAATGTAAAAGGTCATTATATTCCAGCAGGAGTTTATGATGCTGACTGTCAATATCGTGTGTCTAAACCTCAAAAAAATGTAGTATTTGTTGGAAGCAGAAAGTATCATCCAGAATGGAAGTATAGGGAGCAGTTGATATCCTGGCTTGAAAGAACTTACGGAAACTGGTTTGAGCATTATGGTCAGGGTGGTATTAAAAATATTAGAGGTAAAGAATTAAATAGGTTATATTGGAACACAAAGGTAGTTGTTGGTGATACGCTTTGTATTGACTATAAATACCCATATTATTGGTCAGATAGAGTTTATGAAACAATGGGTCGTGGTGGCTTTATCATTCACCCTTATGTAAAAGGTATGGAAGAAGAGTTTGAAGATAAAAAACATTTAGTCTTTTATGAGTACGGTAATTTTGATCAATTAAAAGAATTAATTAATTATTACTTAGAACATGAAGATGAAAGAGAAAAAATAAGGATTGCTGGTCATGAGTTAGTGAAGAATAACTATACATATAAACATAGATGGCAGCAAATATTGAAGGAGTTAGGCATATGATTAAAGAAATTGAAGGCACAGAGATAAAGTTTGATTTAAGAGAAAACTATCCAACTGATGAGATTGTTGTTAAAGAAATTTTTGAAGAAAATGTTTATGAAGTTAATGCTGGAAGATTTGCAGTTGATGGAGTAACAGTGGATATTGGAGCAAATATAGGAGCATTTACCTTATTAGCAGCCAATCATGGATCTAAAGTATATGCAGTAGAGCCAGAGCCACACAATTTAGAAGCAATGAAAAAAAATATTACATTGAGTGGATTGGATAACCTTATTACTTCAATTCCATATGGCATTAGTAATTTTAAAGGTACCGCCGTTATCCATGATAGTGGTGGTGGATCAAGCATTAAAGATGATGGAACATTTGGTTCTGAAATTGAAGTTATGACATTGGACAATCTATTTGATTTATATCACATTGAAAAGGTAAATGTTTTAAAGATTGATGTTGAAGGAAGTGAGGCAGATATTATTCTTGCTGCATCAAAAGATAATTTAAATAAGTGTGCATATATTACTATGGAGTTTGACATTCGGTCTGGAAATCAATTAGGAGATGTTGTACAAAAACTTTCTGAAACACATCACGTTAGAACTATGGGTAGTTGGGAACGTGGTGGTATGGTTTGGGCGTGGTTGTATTGAACATAGGAATAGTAGCAAGATCAGATAATACTGGGTTAGGCAATCAAACAAAAGAACTTGTTAAAATGCTTAATCCAAAAAAGATTTTGCTTATTAATTCTTATTTTTTTAATAGAAATAAACAAAACGCAGACTGGTATAAAGATTATGAGTGTATAACAACAGAAGGGTTTGCAAGCAATGAAGAAGTTGTAAAATTTCTTGACGGGCTTGACGTTGTTATAAGTTGTGAGATATTTTATAATCCCAATTTTGTTACTTTAGCAAAACGTAAAAAAGTTAAAACTATTTTACAATATAATTATGAATTTTTAGATCATTTAGTCAATCCTAGTTTGCCTCTTCCAGATGTATTATTAGCACCTAGCCTTTGGAACTTTGAAGAAGTATTAAATAAGTTTGGAGATAAAACTAAAGTAGTTCATCTACCTCCACCAACTGATCCTAAATTATTTGAAGAAGCAAAACAAATAAATATAAGCAGAGATCATCGTCGTGTGTTACATATTGGTGGAAAGGCTGCGGTAAAAGATAGAAATGGTACCAATACTGTACTAGATATGCTAAAACATTCTATTGGAGAATATCAAGTAGTTATAAAAAGTCAAACAGAACTGCCAGTTAAATTTGGTTTTGGTAGACTTAAACTTGAAATTAATAATGTAATAAACAATCAAGATTTATATTCAGGATTTGACGCTTTGATCCTTCCACGCAGATATGCTGGGCTATGCCTACCTATGAATGAAGCCTTGATGAGCGGTATTCCAGTCTTTATGACTGATATATCACCCAACAATAATATACTTCCAAAAGAATGGCTAGTAGATTCAAACAAGATTGACGAACTACAAACTAGAACTAAAATTGATGTTTATGGTGCAAATGAAGTTCAATTAGCAAATAAAATTGATGAATATATGGACATAAACGATAAGACTGACATAAAGCAAAAAGCATTTGAAATAGGATTTAATAATTTTTCTACTGATATTTTAAAACAAAAATATTTAGACTTATTTGAACAATAAAAAAGCCAGCCATATTTCAGGCTGGCCTTCTTATATTAAGACTATGCCTTCTTGGCAGCCTTCTTTGCTGGAGCCTTCTTGACTTCAACATTCTTTAGAGCATCTTCAACGAGTGATGCTGCTGGCATACGGCCAAAAGCCTTATCGTTTGGATTAATTGCTCTTAGTGCCACTGGTGCAATCGCTGCTACCAATGAATATGCAAGGGTACCTAGATCAGTAACTCCTGACATGTATAGCGCAAGACCTGCACCTAGAACTGAACGTCCATATGATGCTAGTAGTGCCTTTAGTTTCTTGTCCATTTCGTTTCCTCCTATAGGATAGATTTGACTATATTAGTATAGCATGTGGCTTAGACTCTTGCAATGACGATGTTGATACAATCGTATATTCAGAATTCTCAGCCAACTCTGATAGTTTAGATACTCCTGAATAAGAACATCCACTACCAATTCCATTTCTTATTTCTTCAAATATATTTTTAACTGGCCCTTTATATTTTATTTTTGTTGATATACCCTCAACTACTGAAGATTGGCCTTTCCAATCTACCTGAGCATCCTCACTAGCCATGCCACGGAATACCTTAAATCCTTCAATAACGGCTCCTGGAGCCTCGTCTGTGCCAGCCAGCATAGATCCCAGCATAACCATATCTGCACCTGCTGCAAAGGCTTTTACGATGTCTCCAGTAGTTCTGATTCCACCATCTGCAATTATTAGTGTGTCCATATGATTTTTATTTTTATACTCATAGCAATCAATAATAGACTGCAGGGTTGGCATGCCATGTCCAGAAACTATTCTTGTAGTACAGGTAGCACCACCACCAATACCCACACGAATGGCATCTGCTCCAACTTCTGCCAACATTGAAAATCCATCTACAGTTGATACATTTCCAACCATAATGTGGATGCCTGGATAATACATTCTAAGATGCTGCACCGCTTTTATTGCTGCATCATTATGTCCATTTGCTGTATCTATACAAAACCAATAACAGCCCAGTTCAATAGCACTATCAATAAAATCAGTATCAAAACATTCTAAGGAAGAAAGTGCAATACCAATGCCACGGCCACTATTTTTAGAAGCAGCATGTTCAAATGATATTAGTCTTTCAGATGTGTTCATATAGCGATGAATTATTCCAAGACCGCCCTCGTTTGCTATTGATTCTGCCATGTATGCTTCACAAACAGTATCCATTGGGGAGGCAACAATTGGAAAATCAAAACCACTCATTGATATGTCTATCTGTTTTCTGCTTACAACATTAGAATGTTGAGGCACTAACAATATGTCATCAAAGCATAGAGATTGATTATAAAATTTCATATTATTTTAGTTATCTTTCGGCAATAATTTCTTTAGTTCTTTGAATTCTTCAGATATTTTTTTTAGAGCCTTATCATGTGGACTTACCATTCCCTCAACAGCCGTTCCATATTTATCATAATACTCAATATCTGGCTCAACTTCTTTAATAAATTTACTTAATCCATTTTGAACTTCCTCAATATAATCAAAAGCCCAATCTCGTGAGTCTGAAATAAATTTTAAAAAGTCTTCTTTAATAAGATTATTATTAGTATCATTTAGATCAGCAATAGAAAGAACAGCCTCTGCCATTTCAACATTCTGTTTTGCTAACTTAAAAGTTCTGTACATAAAAAAAATCAACAATACAGATAGCACCACTATTGCAATTTCCATTTATTCCTCCTACTTATATTGTACTATTGATAAACTAGAATGTCAAATCTTTATATATTTTATTAAAATCATATCCTATTAACTGCTGATACTCTTCTAAAGATCTAACATTTCCTGCACCCATTATTCCATCTTCAATGCCACATAAAACTTTCTTTTGTTTTTGTTGTGATTTTGTTTGAATTTGATCCCAATTGACTTCTCTTCTTACCTCATCAGACCATATTTTTTTATAGCCGTTTCTTTTATAAAAATGATAAACAATTGGAATAGGCGGAGAATATATATCCCAGCCTCTTGTCCATGCTCTCATTGCAAAACAGATTTCTTCTCCAAAAAAACTAATTTCTTCATCATATGGTACTTCTTTGACTATATCGCCAGTAGCAAATATAAAACCGCCAAGAACTGTAGTTGATAATTCTGGTTTTGAATATGATAAATCATCAAATGGTAATCTTTTTGCTCCCCATTGATTGTCTACTCTTAACCAAGGAACTTGCTTGGTTGGCTCAACTGGCAATTCATCAGTTGAAATAGAATGAATAAACTGTGAGCCATTTCTTTCTATAGAGTATGGAGGAGGAAAAGAAGATAGTATTACTTTTTTATTTCTTGCAATTTGTTGTGATAATGTTAACTGTTCAATACATTTTAAATCCCAGTTTTTACTAAAAATAGTATGAGAGTCTACTTGTAAATAATAGTCTTCATCAGTATACAGATCCATTGCTTTACTTCTTGCAAGTCCAACCCCTCTAGCATGTCTTGGATGCATTAAAGTTAATGAATATTGTTTTATAAAAGATAGGTCAACTGTTTCTAAATCCTGTTGCACTATCCCAAATTTTATAGCCTCTTTACCAGAAGCATTTTCAACAGCACTTTTTAAAGTATCCTCTAATGCTGGATCTCTGTAAGATGCTACTGAAATAAAAATGCTCATTGTTCTAATGGCTTTCTTACAACTAATACAATTGCACCATTTTGTTCAAGGGCATCTTTTAAAACTGCAACGTATCTAACTGCAGCAATCTTATCATCATGTGATAAATTAAAGATAGACTTTTCATCAATTCTAATAGTTAAAAAGTTGTCATTATCTATTAGATCCACCTTAAATCCTTTTGGAGCAAGCCCATCTAACGAATGGAATGCCCTACGCATTTCATCTGTGTACACTATATCATTTCCTCTGGAGCCTTTGGTGCTGTTATAATAATGGCTTTACTACCATCCCATCTTACTCTGCCCTTGCATCCAACATTGTATTTTGTTACTCCATTTTCTTCTGAGAGCACATCGTAGACGTATCCATGTATTTCAAATGATGTAGCAAAATCTTCATGACCATTAACTATTACTCTCCAAACATACGGATCATTCTTTTTTGCTTTTGTATTAAATCTTAGTATAATGTCATCATATGGCTTTATCCATCTATCTTTTACTATAGTCCATATATATTTTATCTTATTCATAGACCCATCTCTTTTCTTTTTTGTGTTGCTGAAACTGCTTGAATATCAGGAGATAGTTCTACCTGCTCAATCTTATATCCTACATCACGACCATATACAATATTGGTAATGTTTGGTAGTCGCAATATTAAAGTATTGTAATCATTATTATCTGTGTAAATTAAATCTTGAACCTTCTTATAAGGCAAGGGGTCCTTGTCTGAAGTTCCATAAGTATTACGAACTCCAACTAGCACCTGCGATGTTCTTTTGTGCGCTTCTTGTTTAAGTGCTTGGTGCCCCTCATGCCATGGCTGATATCTACCAAGTTGTAGGGTAGTTGGTGCAGACCAATCAAATAATCCAGCCTCTAAGATTACTCTTTTTACATTGTTTTCAAGATTTTGAGAATCAATATGCCCCTCAATTTCTATATCATGAAATGTAGGAGGCTCCCACATTTTATTAGTATCTTCAAATCTGCTAAAGCCAATAGTGTTCATCCATACAACTACGTCTGCATGTCCAAAAGCATTTCTAGTATCTTCAGTTGGACAAACAAAATCAACAATTACTGGAGCAACGTTTTGTCTTGCAATGAGTCTAGCCATCTCACCCATGCGTCTTGCTTGCTCTATTCTATCTTCTACAGTAAAACTTAAATCATTATTTACTGTTGCACGAACTTCATCAGCATTTAAATGAATAGCATTGATACGTTCCTTTAATGCTGTTGCTAATGTAGTTTTTCCAGATCCAGGAAGACCAATTATTTGAATAATCATTTTACACCTCCGTTGTTAGGGATATCCAAACTTTACCCCATTGTTGTTTATTTTTGTGACTGTTAAATTCTTTAGAAATTTTTCCACCTTCTAAATAAATTCCGCCCCAAACTCCCCATTCTTTGCCAGATATACCAACGGCAAAACATGTTTTTAATACTGGACAATTAAGACATATATTGTCTACGCCAGATCTTAATGATTCGTTCTCTTCATATTTATCAAAAAATAAGTTTGTGTCAAGACCTAAACACGAAGCATTATCTTTCCATAGATGTTGCTTCATGATTTACCTCACATATTTTTTCGGAATCTCCCAGCCATTTGTGCCATATTCGTACATATTTCTTATGTACCATTGTCCATTAACGAATGCACCATTAACTTTGAACATAGCAGTTTTTGAGGGTTTCAGTTCAACAACTTTCCATCCATCCCAGGACAGTTCATTGTTTTCAGTAACTATCTTTTCCATAGTTTCTAGTTCTTTAATCATTGTTTTCATCTTTCTAGTACCTGAATATTCCAACTTCAATACCGTTTAATTCGGCAGAAGCAACTAGTTTTGATACTGACTCTTTTGGCTTGCTTAGAAATGCTATATAGTTAAAAGACTTTATGTTTTCTTCCAACCAAGAAGGCGGAACCTTGTAAAGTTTAATTCTTTTACCACGCACTTTAAAACTTCTTTCAGATACATTTGTAAATTCTGAAGCAAAAGAGTTTATGTTTCTTGGACCTGCTGAATAAATAAATAGTTCATGATCTGTTTCTTGCATGTTGGATATTGCTACCCCCATTGCCCTTAAAAAAACATTATAGTCATCAAAAGAATTAGTTCCCTGAACTCCTACTATCATCTTCTTTTCCTTTGTTCAAACTGTCCAATATGAATAATAATTTATTCATTTCCTTTTTTGATAACGAATCAGTCTTAATCTCTTTTCCAAGATCAGGATTAAACTCACCATCTAACACATCAGCGCAATAAAACTTGTTATCTTTTACCCAATAGGCTTTTCTATCAGGTGTTTGTATAACCCTTACAGTTTTATCTGTAATATGTTTTTTATATTGAGTAGGTTTTTTAAGAAGCAATTCTTCATTAGTTGGTATAACCAATTTGGCTATCTGATGAAGAGTTGTTTGCCTATAAACATATCTCTTAAGCAAAACTTTTTTGTTTCGCCATCTATAAAGTATAGCAACAACGTTCACCAATGTCAAGAGGACCGCTATATAATTTAACATAATATTAATTAAAAATTACGTTGTCTTAGATTTGATGGATCAAAAATATTTCCTAGGATTGATTTAGATGCTTCTCTTTTAACAATAGATCTTGACCATGCGAAGCCTGCATCGCCACCCCATGCTAACCACATAATGTATCCGTTAGAAGGATTTGCTTGGTTGCCCCAATCCTTGCCCTTTTTATCTACTTCATGTCGTGAAAAGTATGAATACATTCTTTTAACTGTGCTCAATGATAGCCTTTCGCCACGAGCAAGTTGACCAGCACGAGTCCATCCAACTGATGTACCAGCACCTTTTGCCTTACCCTGTTCTTTAAATTTAATTGCCTTACGTGCTGCTGAACGCACTCCTGCAGGTGGAACATATCCTTCTGCTTTTTTCATTTCATCTTCATCGTCATATTCAACATCATCGTCATCTTCCCAAAGATCTTCTGCTTTTGCTGCTGGAACACAATTAGGAACTTTCTTTCCATTCTTTTCTTTCATGCCACGTTGTACATAGCCTTCCCAACATGGTGCTTGCTTTTCCATATTTTCTGGACAGCACATTCCTTTTTCTGCCATATCTTTACTGCATACTGGACAATCTTCACAACTAACATTCATTTCTTTACAAGTAGGACATCCACATCCATCATATGCTTTATCCATTCCTACATTTGATTCTATTGATGGCAATGCCATAACCTCAGATGATAGCGCTCCAACAAAGTATTCTGTTTCTTCTAGACCGCCTTCTTCAAGTTCATATAGTTGAATTAATATTGCTGGATCTGTTGGTGTTGCCATAATAGAGTATTCTGAACCTTCTGATCCCAACATTCCCTCTGTCATTACATGAACAACACGCCCAACATACATCTCTTCTTCGTGTGGTGCCATCACCATATCGCCTTCTTTAACCATGGCTTTTCCAATCTTTCCTTCTGAAACATTTATAGCATAAATTTGAGCAGCAGCCTGTGATTTTGTTTTATGGCAACCCATTACTGTACCGTCTTCTTTTACGGCTGGGTAGCCTGAGCAACCGTATGAACCTTTAGCACCTACACGATATGGCATGAGTTTATTATACCACCTTTAAGATGTTCATAATTTCTTTTAAAGACCTTTGCTTTTCTTTAGAAAGTTTTGCAATTTCAGCGTCATTAAATGCTTTTTGAGCAACGCCTACTACAGGGCTTTCATTTTTGTCATAATTTAATGTTAGATAGCCCTTTTCCCATAAATACATTATCTCAGAATTGACAAAATTTAAATGCTCCTTATATAAATCTGGCATTACTTGTTTTAATTTATCAGTAAAATTATATAGCACTTCTCCAGTTTCAACGTCTATACCACCAAACTCAAGAGCACCATCAAGTATTAATTGTTCAATAGTTAAATCTTCTGGATTCATTTTCCTGATTTCATTCTTTGAATCTTAAGCGCATCAAAATCTTTTACCTTAGTCTCTCCAAGATATCCCCATGCGTACCCATCTTCAATCATTTGATTGTTAATAGATTCTCCACTACCATCAACATATAGCCAGCCAAGGATACGGCCATACTTTTCAGAACTGTCTAACTTTTCTGTTCTAATTACAACAGTCTTTGCTCCAGCAAGTTTTTTCTTAAGATAGTCTTTAGCCTCTAGACCAAGAGCCTTTTCAGCCTTATCTGTAGTTCTTGATTCTGGAGTATCTATACCAGCCAAACGAACTCGTTGTGCATAAAGAATATTAAATCCTAAGTCTAATACAACGTCAATGGTATCTCCATCAACAACAGACTTTACCTCTTTTACAAAATATTCATACATTAGTAACTATCTCCTTTTGCTCTATTTTCATTTAATCTTTCACGCTCATCAAGTACTTCTAGCATAAATGCCATCATCTTTGTATAAGCATTTGGATCATTCATAATTTTATCATAGTGGTGACCACAGAACATAAGATCTCCAGTACCGCCCTTAATTCTAACATAGGCTTGAGCAGAACATCTATCGCATCTATCTTGTGCGGTTAGTATCCATTCTGGTTTTTCTTTTACAGCGCTTGGGTGTACATCACTTGTTTGCATAATCTGTTTTGTAAAAGCCCTTTCCGTTAAATTGTATTCCTACACTAGAGTATACACGAACTAAAGGCTGATTGCAAATTTCGCACTTATATCCTGGATCATCTTCTGACATAGATCTAACTTTTGTATATCTGGTAGCACACGGCATACAGTCATATTCATACGCTGGCATTACCATTTTCCCTTCCATACTCACCATATTTACCAAGTACTGCTTTAACTGTTCCATCTTTACGAAGACGAACAATCATTCCATTTTTAATCTGCATTGGATTAAAAGGGTGTTTAGATCTATATTTTCCAGATGATTTTCTTTTTGACATTACTTAATCTTCTTTCCAAATCTTGCCCAGACTCTTTCATGAAGATAATAGCCAAGTGCTTCCCATGCGATATACATTAAAGCACCAAGACTTGCATATTCCCATTCACCAGTAAATAAATAAATTACTCCTGCAACACCTACTAGGTGAAAGGTTTCCCAACTTGCTGTTTTTAAAAGTGTTCTTTTGTTTGATTCCATATTAATATTATACCATCAAACTGCTTTTTCAGTCAATCTACTATGAGTTCTAATTCTATGACAATTAGCACAAACAACTTCGCATTTTGCTATTTCCTTTTTTATGGCTGCCCAAGAAAATCCATCATGAATCATTCTTGATACATTATATTTTTTATCTTTTATATGATCAAAATCAAGAACTATTGGATTCTTTTCTCCGCAGTCAACACATCCACTTGACTGCTTAATCTCAGTCAATCTTTTTTTATATTGCTGCTTATTATATGTTGCTAATTCTTTTTCAGTCATAGCAAGATAATTATATCAGTAATTAAAAGCCCCACACAGGTAATTCAGGCACGATGGCCAGGTTATATAAATGGGTAACTAATCCATCTCTAAGGTCCTGTGTGGGGACTTATTATATTATACTACTTGATTTTAATTACTTTTGGCTTTTTCTCTTCAGGAATAATACGCTCAATATCAATATTAAGCAAACCATCCTTAACGGTAGCACCAGTAACTTCCATATATTCACCAAGGGCAAAGGTACGTGTAAACTTACGACCAGCAATTCCTTTGTGAACTACTTCAACATCTTCAGTATCTGTGCCTTCACCCTGTACAATCAGAGTTCCATTGTCAACAGATACCTCAATATCATCCTTAGCAAATCCAGCAACCGCTAATGACAATTTATAAGTATCATCATCAACCTTTACTAGATCGTATGGTGGGTATGAAGTTTGGCGAGATGCCAACTGTACATTACTTAGACGCTCCATCTCACGATTGAAGCCAATAAAAAAGGGATCCTTGAAAAGGTCCCATGCATATGTTGTAACCATTTTTTCTCCTTTTCAGCGAGTTATTTTGTATACCCCCACTAGGGCAGGTATACATATATTATAACATATTACCTACATATTGTAAAGTTGTAAGATTTTTCCCAATTTATAATATCATTTTCATCATTGATTAATGGCTGACTTTTAATATTTAGGCTAGTATTTAATAAAACTGGAACACCTGTCATTACATACCAATTTGAAAGAACTTCGTATAGTCCTGGATGTTGCTCTCTTGTGACTGTTTGTACTCTTGAAGTGCCATCTTGATGCACTACTGCAGGTATCTTATTTGGCTGTAAACATTTTACAGTGTATTGCATATATGGACTTTCGTAATCCATGTCAAACCATTTATTAGCATATTCTGCCATAACTACTGGAGCAAATGGTCTAAATAATTCCCTTTGTTTAATTAAATTAACTTTATCCTTTATGTTAGGATCTCTTGGGTCTGCAAGAATACTTCTATTACCCAATGCTCTTGGGCCATATTCTGCTCTACCTGTCGCAACTGCAGCGACTTTATCCTTTATCAAACTGGTAATAATTTTAGTAACTGGATATTTTCCACCTAAATCATAACCTAAATATGGTGTTTTCCAATTTACATGCTTGCCGTACAATGCTGTTGCTGCTCCAAGAGAACTGCCAGCATCTCCAGGATTTGGCATTATCCAAACGTCATCAAAAATATTCCAAAGTAGTGTGTTAGCAGATGAATTAAGAGCACATCCTCCCATAAAAACTAAATTATTTTTATTAGTTATGCTCTTTGCCATATGCATAAATTCGTTTAATCTTTGCTCGTATACAACTTGAACTGCAGCAGCAATATCAAATCTATCTTGTTCTGTAATCTGCATTCCCCAATCAGATATTCCTGTATGTAGGTTGTATTTTTGTTTATCATATCTTGGGAAGTATTCATCAACTTCTTTATAATATCTGCGCCAGTCCCCATATGCAGCCATACCCATCATAATATACTCTTCCTGGTTTGGCATAAGGCCAATAAGTTGGGTAAATGCTGAATAAAACAAACCAAAACTAACTGGATAATTTTGTTTGTATTTTAACTTTATATTGCTTCCTTCTCCAACCCATATTGTTGAAGTGTTATACTCGCCTATTGCATCTAATACTACTACTACAGCATCATTAAACTTACTTGTGTAATACCCTGCTGCTGCGTGAGAATAGTGGTGCTTAAATTTGTATATTGGCATCATATTGTCAAAATTATATTTAGGTTTCCAATCTCCTAAACCACCTTTTAAGAATAAGCGAGAAGCCTTTAACAATGGCTTTTCATAATAGGCTATTGCATCAGGTTTTCCATATTGTAAAGCATCATTTATTAATTCATCATTAACATACCAGTCATTTTTATTTTTACTATATCTTTCTGCATGTCCTGCAAAAAGTATTTCTCCGTCTTTAATTAAAGATACGGATGCATCATGAGATGTTTCATTAATACCCAATATATACATTATTGAGATTCTCTATATTTCTCAGTGATAAACTTTGCCCAATATGCGTGATCAGATCTTCCAAGATGTGCATTATCTCTGGCTAACTCTAAAGCGTCTTCTCCATGATGATCCTTTTTATATTGTTTTGTAAAATGAAAAAGGTCTTTTATATTAATTTTATAAAAAGTTTTAGAATCTTCAATTCCTGCATTCTTTATTTCTTTATTTTCATATGACCAACTAAAAGAAAACAACTGTATATTATTTGCATTACAGTATTGCTCTAACATATAATAATATTGTCCTGCTAAAAATGATATCAATCCGTTATCATTCTGCTCAGTTAATATTTTTACTATGCTCTTGGATGTTTTTGAATAACCATAAAACCTATTTAAATCTGGTACATTGAAAAAAATAACCTGCGGATTACCAAAATTTTTAAAATACTTAAAAGCATTTGATACTTGAGAAAATACAGAGTCGCCAGGATAAGCCATATTGAAATATCCAGATAGTTTTTCATTGTTACTTATGTTATTGTATACAATTTTAGGCCAAGTTTCTTCTATAAATAATCCAGAACCCCAAGTATAAGAACATCCTAAAAACAATACATGCTTTCCATCATGTTTATTTATAAAACTATTTGATCTATAACCATGGCTATTGAGTTCTTCTTGTAAAATTTCTGTATTTCTATCTGCAAAATAATTTGGCCAAAGCGTTTTATCTCCTGGAAAATCTGCAACTGGTTTATCTAGTTTTAAAATATCTTTTAATGGTCTTAAAAAAAATAGTGACCTTGTGTAAATACCAATTGAGTTTTCATAATGCTTGTCACACTTATAACTCTCGTCATGTGTTTTTTCTTGATCCCATGGGGCATGATGACATAAGCCATCTTTTACTATTCTAAATTTTCCCCTACTACCATCTGGAACTTTACGACTTTTTTTCATTATCCAATATTCTTTTATTATATAAAAATTCTAACAACATGCTCACATGGGTCTCCGCCATCTTCCCATTCTTGTATTTCTTCTTCACTCATATATTGAGTTCCACCATCATGAGTATGGCAGTACGGACCGCTTATCCATCCTCTTTCAATGCCGTTGGTTAACCAAATTCCAAATTCTTGTTCTTCTGGAGATAAATAATCTTCACTCATGTGGTTCATATATATATTGTATACCTAACCATTCAAAAAGTCAATTGGGCCAATACATGACGTGCTTAGATAACATGCAGCATCTAAAGCAAGAGCAAGCCTACGCTTTGGATCTTTATGGTTTTGGGTGGCATGTAAAGAACCCATAGCGTAGTCTGCCCCTGATCCTATGGCAATATAGTCTCTGTCATAGGAAATCAATGTAAGATCAACGGCATCATGTTCATATAATCTACCTTTAATGCCAATAAGTAAAGATACTTCTGAATCTTTTCCACCAATATCCCATTCTGTATAAAATGATTTTAATGCTTTTAAAAATTTAGTATGCATAAATTTATCAACATTTCCTTCTGGGGCAGGAGGATTAAAGTTATATTGAATTAATTGGCTGTCAAATGTTCCTGCGTAGCCAAAAATATATGGACCGTTTTTCCATATCTTTGGTCTGTCTATTGGGACTATATAATTACCTTCTGAAGCCCCTCGTTCACCAGCAAGATAAACCTTGCCTTCTTTCATTATACCCGCAATACAAGTCATGCCACTCCCTATATCTTCTATAAAAGTATACCAGAATTTTGGGGTATATCAAAGATAGATTATTTTATTTCTTGACCGCATTTACTACATTTTTTCACTTGTGCTGTAGCGGGGGCTGTTTTTTCTGCAGCACCTTTAAATTTAGGACGACCAAATCCTACAATAGAAACTTGTACGCCTTTGCTGTTTTTCTTATAAGCACGAAGTTGCTTACATACTTCGCCACCATTTCTTTGGCTTCCACCTTTTTTGTTAGTGGTATTTCCTTCAATGCACCATACAGTTCCATCTTCATTATCTTTAATAACAATACCAACATGTGAGATACGATCTACACCGTCTGCTGGGAAATCAAAATATGCAATGTCTCCTGGCTCTGGGTCACAAATCTGTGCATCATACCAGCGACCAGCCTTCTTAAATGCTGCTGCTCCTGATGGAGTATAGACAGTATTAGGAACTTTTACCCCCGCTTGATCAGCACACCAGTTAACAAAAGATCCACACCATGGCTGAAAGTTTGCTTTCATAAACTTGCCATACTTTGTTTCATTATCTTTTGGACCTTCAATAGTACCAATTTCACCCTTAGCAATCTCAATAAGTTTTGCTGCTGTTCCTAATTCTGCCATGATTAATCCTTATCCCATTCTTCATCTATATCTTGCTCATCAGGCATTTGTCCTTCTGGCTTGCCTTCTTGAACAGGTTCTTCTTGAACAACTTCTTCAGGCTCTGATGTTTGTATGGTTTCTGCAATAGCATCTGAACCACTCTTACCAATAAGTAATCCTGCTAATGTTCCTGTAATAAACGTAGCAACTGATCCAAGAACATTGAAAAACATTTTATCATTTTCAGATTGTCCACCAACTGGCTGGGTAACAAAAATAAGTGCATACAGAATTCCCATAGCAGTAAAGAATAGAATAGATCCAAGTATAATACCCAATGTAAACTTTAATCGTGCATCAAGTTCTGCTGGTGTATATTTTGTTTTAGCCATCTTATTTTAGTTTCCTTCCGAAATATCATCAACCATGTTGTTGATGTTGTCTACGTTTTCTGGCGCTGGTGCTTCATTAGACTCTTCAATTATATCAGAGTTTGTTTCCTCTGGGGCTTCCTCTGTTACTTCTACCTTACCCTCATTTGGATCATAGCCAATCAGGTCTTTTGTACAGGTTCCTGTGGCCTCACATAGTGGTGGGTTGCACTCTTTGGCTTCCCAGTTTACTGGATCTTGGCAGGGATAACGATAGTGGCCGTCGTAGCCACAACCAGTTAACATTAATCCAAGTAGGGAAACTAATACTAGTCTTATCATATTGCTCATTATACCAGTTATTAATCTTCTTTTCTAAGCGGGATGGTAGCAAGCCAAATAACAGTGGCAACCAAAGTAGCCACTCCAACTACCTGCTGAGCAGTGCCTGTAAGGGTTAGCCATGCTATAAAAAATCCAAGCAGGGTAAATATTTGAGCAATGCTTTCCTTTACTACTTCCCATGCATAGTTTAGTATGCCTTTAAGTATCTTCATTATTTCCTCCTTGTCATTGATGCTGAAACTATATTTCCTGCAATAATTGCAGAAACTACTATTTCTTGCACCTTTTCTCTTTGGTCATCCGTCATATCTTTACCCCATTCTGATGGACTAAGAACTTTTTCAAAATCTATATCTGTTAATGCACCTATTGGATTTGATAAAAATTCATCTGCTTGTGCTTCAGTGATAGCGTCTGCAATTGTATAAGGCATTGGAGCATCTTTATTTTCTGCTGCCTTCTCTGCAAATGATTCTAATGCTTCTGCTATAACTGGATCTTCTTTTGCTAACTCTGCCACTAATGCTATCTCTTCTGTCTTAATACCCAGCGTTCCAGCAACAGCCTCTTTTTGCTCATCTGTTAATTTTGTTAATGTATCTTTGCTTGTTAAATCAGATAACTTTCTAAGTAAATCACTTGTGGTATCATTGTTTGTCGTATTGTTTTCGGAAGGAGATGGTTCTGGTAATGTCTCAGGTTTTGTGGTTTCTGTTTGGTCTTGGGATGGGCTTGGCTCTGGATTGGGTTCTGGTGAAGGTGATGCTTCGTCCTTTGAAGGAGAGGGTTCGGGCGTTGGAGTTGTCTCAGGTGTTGGATCAATATCAGGTGAAGAAGTAGGTTCTGGAGTTGGCTCTTGAGATGGAGTAGGTTCATCTATTGTAGGTGTAGGAGAAGGTTCGGACTCTGGTGCTTCTGTAAGATCTGGAGATGGCGTAGGTTCTGGAGTAGGATTAGAGGCTTGTTGATTCGCTAAAGCCTGTGCTATTGCAGCAGCAATCCTTTGCTTGTTTTCAAAATCTAATTGATTGTTGTATTCTGTTTGAGCATTAATAATTGCAATTTGCATTTCTGATATAGCAATTTCATAATTACCTTGTGCAATTGTGAGGTTTTGTGTTTCTGTTGTGAGGTTTTCAGATGCAAGTGTGAGGTTTTCTTGTGAGGTTTGTAAGGTTTGATTATACTGAATCAATTTATTATTTTCAATATTATATGCTTCAAGTGCCTGATTATATTCTTGTTGTGCTATATTTTGAGCCTCTATTGCTGCTGGTAGGCTAGGGTCTTCAAGCGGTATAGACATTGAAAAAACAGTACTTGGTATAGCAGTAAAACCATTGCCTATATCCCATTGTAATTGTCCATTGGCTCCCCCGCCATTTTCATACCACCATACCTCTATGGGAAGCCATCCATTAGATTCCATATAATAACCAGTTGATCCAGCACAGCCACCACCACGATCAAACCAGTCATTTCTAACTATATTGCCGTTAATAATTAATATCATTCCATCATCTCCACAAGTTCTAAATTGTGGAGTCCAATGCTGAGTAGACTTTATATAGCCAGACCACCTAATCTGATAATCATCATATAGCCCAGCAGGACCGCCAGATCCAAAGTTAAAGTTAATGTTTGACCATGGACCCATTGATATAGGCTCTGTTCCGCAGCCTAGAGGTGGCATATTGTTATATGTATTATAAGGATCCCAACAGTTGTATAAGAAGGCACTAAGGCTATTTGTGGCTGGCTGTCCGTTAGACTGGGCTATGGCTAAGTTTATATTGGCTACATCCAAAGCATTTTGTTTATTTTGTAAAGTAGCATACGCAGAATCTCTTATTGGCTGCTGTGTATCTACGGCTAATTGTGCTTCTTGTTTAACTAATATTGCGCTATCATACGTATCTACAGCGTCATTATAAATACCTTGCGATATCTGAAATACATTTTTTGCCTCTACAGCAGTTGTATATTTTGTTTTTGCTATGTCAATTAATTCTAATGTTTTTGTTTTATCTATTAGATTATTTACATCTTCTTCAAGTTTGTTTATTTCTTGTTGTGCTATTACTAAAGGATCATTTGAATTAGCGTTTTCTGGAACAATTAAGGTCCAGCCAAGGGCTAGAAAAAATGCTATTAATATTCTAAATGTTTTTCTAATTTTCCTTTCACCTCATAATAAGAATAAAACTATTATACCATTTTATTAAAAAGAAAAAGGCGTAGAAATTAATCTACGCCTTCTCTTTAAGTTTAGATTACTTAATCAAAGCAACCTTTGCAGAAGGATTCTTCTTATTCCACTTTACAGCAAGTGAATTAAATGCCTTCTTAATAGCAGCCATCGCAGCAGCATTATCTGCATTTACCTTCGCAAGTGTAGCAGCATGTGCAGCAGTTGCATCAGCAAGTGCCTTGTCAGCAGCAGCCTTAGCAGTTACAGCCTCAGCCTTCAACTTAGCAACTTCTGCATTAGCAGTTACCAAATCAGCAGCAGCCTTTAGAGCAGCAGCATCCGCAGCAGCCTTAGCATCTGCTAGAGCCTTTGCAGAAGCAGCCTTCTCAGCAGCAAGTGCATCCTGTGCAGCCTTTAGTTCTGCAGCAAGATCACGAGTTACGATCTCAACAGCAGGTGTCAAAGATAGCGCTGGTAGACCAACTACAGCAGTTGCTCCATCAGCAGCATTATTTAGTGAAAACTCAACAAGAGCACGTCCAGTTGTTGGAAGTGTCAAGTTAAACTTTGCAACACCAAAGTCAGCAAGTGTTGATCCAGTTGTTGCAGTACCAGGAGCAGCAAGTGTTCCTTGTGCAGCAAATACACGACCAGCAATTACCTTGCCAGCAACCTTGTTACCGAACACATCAGTTGCTGTTACAAGAATATCCTGAACAGTTCCTGCTGGTGCAGAAGAAGGTGCTGATGCTGCTAGGGTATGAATACCACCAGCAGTTCCTTGTACATAATATGTAAAGGTTGTTCCTTGGTTTGATACTACAACAGTACCAACAGCAGTCGTTTTAGTATATACATAGAACGTTGCGTTGATTCCTGTGCCAGTTGCAATTGTAAGGCTTGAAGAGCCAGACGATGCAGTTACTGGTGCAGCAGCATCATGTAGTGCGGTTACGATTGTTGCGTTTGTTGCAGTTACAGAAACAGAAGTTCCTGTGTCTACTGTAGCGACAAACTTAAGAGCCTCTAGTGCCCCAATAGTGTTGTCTGCTGGTACTGGCAATGCCACTGCTGCAGCAGCAGAAGTTGCAGATGACTTATCTGCACCATTCAGCGTTACGGCTAGTGTCATGGCAGCAGCACTTGCAGGTGCTACAGAAATTGTGCCCAGTGTCATGGCTGCAACCATGGCGAGAGCGATTTTCTTAAATGACTTCATTTAATTTATTCTCCTTGTTTTGTTTTTATAACCTTTTGGTTATATCTATATTTTACTATAGTAAATTGAGCCTGTCAAGATATGACTTGATATCATCAGGCATTTCTTTACGGTTATATTCTATCACATTGTCACCTTTGCTGTCAACAAAGATTTCTGTATTTTTTCTTGGAGATGACCATGTATGGACATCTACCTCTGTCATATTGTCTTTAGGGGTATGGCTTATTGCTCCAAATACCGCTCCACAAACAGCATCTGCCAAGTCTTTAGATTTTTTACGTGGGTGGTCAACCCGCTTTCCGTTGTCTGTTATTTTTAACTCTGACATTTCTTCTAGTAATAATGGGATGCTAGGCATAGCAACTCTTTCTTCGTATACAAGCATAGCAAGGTCTTCATAATGTTTTTTTGCAACAGAAACGGTATCTGTTTTAATTCCTACCGTTTTTAACTCTTGCTGAATATCAAATGACTGCCAACGGTCAAAGGTAACCATACCAAGATTAAACCCAAGTCTACGTAGATTAATTATCCAGTTTTTTACATCTGACAGATCTACTGGACCTTCTATCTTTGGCTCCCACCATGCTACTGCATCTACTACAACGATAGGGGCTACTTGCTGATAGTCCTTAACAATTTGAACATTAACCCATTTTTCAACATGTGCTATTGCAACTGCACACTTGTCATGTCTTTGTGCAAGATCTGCATGTACAAAATAAATTTTTTCTGGATCAGGGGCAAATGCATCTAGCCTTTTTGTAGAGTCAATTGGATTTCTTAATGTCATACACTTTTCTAATTTTTCACGTTGTTTAAAGAATGCATCTGAAGAATATGTTGGTGTACAAAGAAAACGCATCATTGCATCTCCTGGATCTGTTAAAAATGCAATCTTAAAATCATCAATCTTACGAGTAGGATTAACTTCCCATGTAGGTCTTTTTAATGCAAACATCCTTGGATATTTGTATGACTTTATATGATCTTCTTCCCACGTAATCTCAAACTCATTGTCTGGACCTTCTGGCAACTCTTCATTAATAATAAACTTATGTCTACGTTCTACTACATCTTTTTCCATAATTACTTCTTCATACCGCTTTGAAATAAAGTCGCCATTATAACGAGGGAATGAGAGAAGAACTACCTTGCCAAGATCTGGGAAACGAGAATCTACAGTACCACGAAATGCTTTATATATATTGTCAGCAGTCTTACCCTGATCATTTCCTGTTCCTACTTCTGTAGCAAAACCAGAGATTTCATCAAGCACAGCCATAAACAAGTTAAGACCCTCATGAGATTCACGCTCAGAGTGTCCTGAATAAACTGTAATAGATTTATTAAAACCAATAGAGTTTACTTTCGGATCATACTTTCCAGCAAACCATGGAGACTTCTCAATCTTTGTTTTAAAACCTTTAAAGAAAACATTCTTAGCCTGCTCAGCGTTAATAGCAACGTTAATAATATCTATTGCATCTCCACTTGGCTTTCCGAAATATCTGGCAGGGTCTTTAAGACATAGTAACTTATAAACAACGTAAGCACAAGCCACAGTAGAAACAAAGTCTTTACCACTACCCTTACCCAATTGAAGAATGATTTCGTTTTTTGTATATTTTGCATAGTGCCTTGCCCCCTCTTCTGTTCCTAATAAATGTTGTAAATCTTCTTTACGATAAATTTGGCTCATGGCCTCAACAACATCATATTGAATATCTGAAAGTGGTGGCTGTCCTAAATAATCTGGAGATTCAACAAATGTTTTTACATCTACTGGATTTTCTTCAAAATGATTATCTTTAAGTGCTTCTAAAAAATCATTGAACATCGTGGACAATTGTAATCACTTCGCCTTCTTTTGCAATTGCAGACAACTTTTGCATAATAAGATCACGAACTTCTGGATGCGTAGAAGCAATATCACGAAGGATGCCAACCAATACTTCCTGTCTGCGCTCTATCTCTAACATTTCTTCTGCTAATTCTTTATTTTCTAATAGTCCAGCCTTTTGCAACATATCAATTCTTCGTGCTTCAATATCCATTACAAGTTTAATTGCTGCAGTTTTTGCATTAAGATTTGCCGTAGTGGTTGCATCATCAATAACTTCATAAGCCTGCTTAATCAATTTTGTATAATGTGCATCTGCACTAACCAAAGCATCTTTGGCACGAGCACGAATGGCATCATTTGCAGAAGCCATAGCCTTCCACTCATTAAGGTGTGCTACTACACGAGTACGTGGTAAAGATAATGTTTTAGAAATTTTCGTAGGGTCATTACCTTTTAGGTACTCTTCAACAACCCTATTAACCTCATCAAGATGTTGTACTAATTCAATTTCAGTATTACTCATAGGTACCTTCTAGTCTTTTAATTTCATCTTGAATATAGAAAATAGCCTTTTTTAAATCTTCTATTTGGGTATTTTCATTTTTAATTCCAGCCCTCCACAAATACTTAAAGGCATTTCCAATATTAAAATTACGATGACGTGTTATTTGAATGCACTCTACTCCAGATGGATCTGTTGTGTAGTGAATAGGGTGATTTACCTGATCTACTGTAATATTAAACTTTTCGCTCATCGCCTTGATTTCCTTAATCCAAATTTAGCAAGGTAGACATATACTGTTTCCACGCTACATCCACACTCCTTTGCAATTTCTTCTGGGGTACGCTTATCCATTGTATATCTTTTACGTAGCCAGGTTTCATTTGTATATAGTTTAGCAGCCATGTTATTATTTGTCAACCTTTACTATTGGACTTACTTTATCCCAATGCCCTTTTGGACTACCCTGATAAACTTGTCCAGTTTCACGATCTATCAGTAACCATTTGGTTGGACTTAATGTTCTAACTGTTAAGACTACATCTTCTGGCTCTTCTTTAAAAATAAAACTATTACGATCTGACATTTTAGATTGCCTTCTCCCAATTATTAATGGCCCAATGACCTATTCCACAAGCATCTGCAACATCGTTATCATCTATTTTTTTATCATAGTTAATCTCAATAAACTTTATTGTTCTTTGTTTGCGGATATTGCGCTCATAGGTTTTATACCATGAAACTGATTTACCAGGATTATTTTTTCGTATAAGCAGTTGTTCTTCTTTTGTTATCTTTTTATTTCCAATATAGTTTTGCCAAGTCATAGGTGATACTTTGCCTATTTGACGAATACCATTGATATGGGCTGCACCCAAGATAGCACCCTGAACCAATGCAAGATCTGCAGCAGTTTTAGGACTATTCATAAATACTGTATGCTCAATAACTATCGCTTCAATTAAGTTATTTTGTTCAAGAAATGCTTTTGTTTTTCTACAAGCATCCCCTACTTTTTCATAAATATCATTGCCTTCAAAATTAATTTTTCCATATGACTGTAATGTTTTATAAGAATAAAATGCAAAAGCAAGGCTGTTAGTACTAGCATCAATAGCAAAAATTTTATTAGGAATGCTGTTCATAATCTATAACTCCTAGTTTTTTAAGATCTCTTAAAGCCTTGCTAACCATTGTTGGGTCAATATTGCAGAAACTGCATAGGGGGCCATCATGATAAATTGACAATGTTTCTTTACAGTTTTTACATTTCCTTACTCTATTTTTACGTTTTTTATTACGTAAAATTTTTTGTCTTTCTACAATTTTTTCTTTTGTTGCAGAATCACGACATTCAGGAGAGCAGTATATCTGATAAGAAACACTGGGCTTAAATTTATTATCACACCAACTACACGGTTTCACTCAATTCCTCCAGAGATGCTATCTTAATCTCTCCAACATCTGCTGCGTTGCATGCTTCTTTTACTGGGCATTCTTTGCATACTTTAGAATTGGATCTATAATTCTTTTTAGGAATAGTTTTATCTTCCCATGCTTTTCTTACTTCACGCAACCATCCAAAAACATAATCAATCCACTCAATATAGGTTTTATTTACTTCAACTGGAAATACCAATAGTTCATGAGTATTTTTATTTTCATAGATTAGTACACCCTTTGCTTTACCTAAAATTTTCATATAGATTAGTAATTGCATTAGGTGTCCCTTTTTGCCAGAGCCTTTTGTCTTGAAATATTCAAATGGCTCATGTGGCATTGTTTTTATTTCTGCAACTATTTCTTCTCCAGCCCAATCAATAATTCCATCCCCATAGCCGAAAATTGGAGGATCTGAATGTGTGATTTTAAATTCTGTTGTATCTTGACCTTCATCATCTTTATAAATTCTTGCTACACCAGAATCCATCATAGCCTTTTGAATACGACCATGGGACAGAGTACCAGATGTCATATTTGCAACACTATATGGTGTAGCACTATCAGTAAAAATGTTGCCTTCAAAAGCAAGATACCAATATCTTGGGCATTCACCATGACCATATACTAATGTTGATGGGGCGAATGTTTTCTTCTTGGTATGCTTTGGTATACGATTTACTGTATATCCACTTTCAATTTTCTTGATTAGTTCTTCTGTATCCAACATTTTCTTTTTTTCAACAGGCTTTTGCATTACACTCTTTAACAAGTTTTTTGTCATTTTTGCTCTTTTCTTTTAATTAATTATACCATTACCTAGTTATGTACTTAAGAGCAGAGACAAGATTATTGATTGATTCTGCTGCTGTGTAATAAATGTTTTTCTTTCCCCTGTCACTTTTGTCTACATTGGCCATCCAGGTAGCCCTAAATGCCATTTTGGCTGCAATAGCCTGTAGCCTTACTATTTCTACTGTGGCTACATTCATTGGAATATCTGGCTTAACTATTAGTTTAGCAATAAATGTAAGAGCAGTTGTTAGTTCTTCATCCTGCATAAACTCTGCTATTTCTGACAATCCATTAACCATATCAATTGTTGTTTGATTATTTTGCATCTCCATTATTAGCCTCCCATGTTAGTTGATCAAGTAAATCAAATTCTATAATGGCAAGCCTAGTTTTTTTGTTACCCTCACCCAATATAACAACAATTGCTGGCGACTTGTCCTTACCAGCCTTAATTGAGTCAGTTACAGCCTTAGCCCATACATCCTGATTAATAGTAAAAGATTTTGATGACTCCTTAAAGTCAACAACAAAGTTTCTCCAAGTAGCATCTCCCTTCTGAGTATTTCTACCAGAATTTTTGTGCTGCTTAGCACCTATTCTTTTACTTTCATTTTTCTCACTCATATCTTTTAACCTTTTTATATCCAACTTTAAATAACTGAACTTCTGATAAATGTTTTTTAGAACACATCCATGAAGATAATCCAGTTTCCATATAGACTCTCATTGTCTTTACTTCTTCTTTACAAGTCTTACAAGGAAACTTGCCCTGAAAAATTGTATACTTACCCACTAGTTTTTGACCTAATCATATCCTGTAAATCAAGATCTTCTCTTACCCTATTGACAAATCCATCCCTACCCTGAACTTTTGTACCATCAGGTAGTAGATACCAAGCACCTGTGCGTTCAACGATGCCCATCAACTCAGCAGTGTCAACAAGATCAGCGACCCCATCAATGCCCAGAGTATCGCCTCTAAAATAGAAATCATATTCACCAGACTGAAAAGCAGGACTGGTTTTGCTAAACTGCAATTCCCATCTAACCTTTCTACCAATCTTTTCTTCAATAGCCTTGTCACCAACATATACTTTTCCTTTCAATGCTTGATTATCTGATTCTGATGAAAATAGTTTAATAACTGTAGATGAGTAAAATTTAGTAGCCTGACCACCAGTAGGTTGTTGGCTTGTATACATGGCATTGATATTATTTCTAGATTGAGAAATAAGAATCAATAACGTTGGTTTTACTTTATTGTTTGCATAATTAAGCATCTTCCACGCATTACTAAAGTCACGAGATTCTGCACCAATTTGTTTTGTATTTTCTAGTTGCTTTAATTCTGTAGAATCCTTTTCAAAATAAATTGCAGGAAGTAATGATGTTATTGAATCTACAACAATAAGATCAACGCCAGCCTCAATCAAATTTACACCTACATCAACCATTTCATTAATAGTTCTTGCTTGGGAAACAATCAACTTTGAAGTATCTACGCCAAGTTTTTCTGCCCAATCTTTGTCATATGACATTTCTGCATCTATCCAAGCACAGACCTTGCCTTCCTTTTGTGCTAAGGCTATTGTCTGAAGACATAAGGAAGACTTAGCACTTGACTTACTGCCCCAAATTAAAACCTGTCTACCGTACGGCAAGCCACCGTTAAGGGCACGATTAAGGCCATGACTAGGAGTTTTTGCATACTCAGTCTTTGGCACCTCGTCTCCAACTAAAATACTTTTTCTTAGTTTAGGATTTAACTGTGCTAATACATCTTCTATTGTTACTGTCATTAGAATCTTACCCCATGCTTCTTTGGTCTGTGTGTATTACGCTCCATCTTTTCTTTAATAGCATAGTCAAGAGATTTTGTCATATACCCTGCCTCAACCATCCCTGCATAAAGATCAAGAGTGCGAATAATAATATCTGCAAATTCATCTGACATTTGATCTGGATCCATTTCTTTACGAAGAGACTCCATCGCCTCCACAACTTCAGAAACAATCATCATCATTTGCTTTGCAACAAAAATTGGGTCTACGGTTCTATCCCAAAATCCTTTATCAACTGCATTCTTGTGTATTTGTTCTGCTAAATCATCAAACATGTATATCCTCCAATATAACTGTTCCATCTTTGGTTTTTCCAAAACTAAATTTATATGCGCTACCCTCTTCTATTTTCATATAAGCCTTTGCAAACTGAGTTGGAAATACTGTAATAGAATGTAACTCTCTTGATGTATCTGCTAGTGTAAGCGATGCCATCTTTTTACCAGCCTTAGTAATTCTTGGCTTAAATGATACAACAAACATTTCATCTTCTGTATATGGTAGCATACGATAGTTTAAAAATTTAATAAGTGCATTACCTGAATTATTAATTTGATCAAGTGGTACTGCAGAAACTATCCTGTTATCATTTGCTAAAATAATATATGTTGTACCTGTTTCAATAGTAGTTTGCTCTTCATCAAAGATACCAACACTACCTGTCTTATCAAGTATCTCTACTCTTGACCAACCCTTGGATCTTTTAATTGATTTAGCCATTCCCATCAAAATGTAAGAACCCTTTTCTTCAAAGTCACAGGTATCTGTAATAAATGCATGATAATGAGAAGGAACTGTTAAATTAAACTCTGGAAGATTTAAATATTCATACAAATTTTCACGAATCTTTTCATCGTTCCTTGGGTTATCGTGAAACACTAGTGCGCCAACCGCATTCATTGATTGCAGTGCACGACTATTTACACCATTTCCTTTAGTGAATGTGAACTCTTCAACTTCTGCATAAGAGTTAAAAGGTCGTGCCGATATATATCGTTCTGCAATCTTATCAGAGATAAATTTGATTGCGGAGAGTCCGAACCGAATACCCTTACCCTCAATTTTAAAATCAATATCCGAATCGTTAATGTGAGGTAGTTTAATGCTAATCCCCATTCTTTTCGCTTCAATAAGATATTCAGTTCGTGCATCTTTATCCTTTTCATTTTTCAATAGTGAGTACATAAACTCTAGTGGGTAATGATATTTTAGCCACGCCGTCCAATACGAGAGAGTACTGTAAGCAACGGCATGCGACTTGTTAAACGAATAACCCGCATGCGCTTCAAAGTCATGCCATAAATCAAGCGCAGCATTAGGACTAATGTATACAGAAGCACCCTTGACAAACTGATCTTGAAACGCATTAAACTCTTTTGCATCCTTCTTCTTACCAATAATTTTACGCACCTTATCAGCCTCTGCCATTGTCATACCGCCGAGTTGTACGCAAGCCTGCATAACCTGCTCTTGGTATAGGATACACCCATATGTATCTTGTGTTATTGGTTTCATGATTTGATGCAAATAATTAACATTTTCTTTACCATGCTTACGAGCAATATAATCTTTTCCAATAGTATTCATGGCACCTGGACGAACTAGTGCATTTGATGCAGCCAACTCGTCTAAATTTTTTACTCCCATTTTAACCAGTAGGTTTGTATATGGAGTTGCTTCACATTGGAACACACCCTTTGTATATCCCTCAGATAACATTTGATATACATTTTTGTCTTCCATGTCTATTTCTAATAGATTTATATTTTTGTCATATCGTTCTTTAATAATATCAAGCGTATCTTTGATAACACTTAAAGTCTTTAATCCAAGAGCATCTATCTTAATGAGACCAATCTTTTCAGCCTCTTCCATGTCAACTGCCACAACAGGAATACGATCATCGCTACCTGGAGCAGAGCGTGTTTCCATCGGTGCGTACCTAAAAATAGGATCTTTACTAGTGACAACGCCAGCAGCGTGTATACCAGTACCTCTAATGCGACCACGTAATTGTTCTCCATATCTAACTAATTCTGGATACTTATCTCTAAACCATTCTGTAGTTTTTGATGTACAGAATTCATCCCAAGTATCTACTAGTTTTAATACCTTATTTACATCCATTAATGGGATGTTTAGTGCACGAGCAACATCTCTTACTACACCTTTGTCTTTAAACTCTAAAAACGTAGCAATAGAAGCAACATGGCGATATTGTCTAACTAGATAATCCTTTACCTCATCACGACGAGAGTCCTGAATATCTGTATCAATATCTGGAAAGTCATTACGCTCTGGATTAATAAATCGGAAGAATAGAAGATTATGTTCAATTGGATCAATATCAGTAATTCCAAGTGAGTAGCAAAGCAAAGAACCAGCAGAAGATCCACGGCCTGGACCAACCATAATTCCTTCCTTCTTTGCCCAGTTAATCATGTTACGAACAACAAGAAAGTATGGGCTAAACTTTTTAGCACTAATAATTTGCATTTCTTCTTCAAGTCTGTCTACATAAATTGGATTCGTGTCTAATCCTTTTGTTTTTAGTCCTTCATAGGCCAATTCGTATAACTGCTTGTCTGGATCTTTATACTGAACAGGCAAAAGGTTTAGACCATCTTTAACATCATAGTCTTCTACCTTACTGGCAATCTCATTAGTACTATTAAACATTTCTTCATTATCAATACCCTGCTTTGCCATAGCCTCTTTCATTTCTTCATATGAAAGAAGGTGAATATCAAAAGAACGGAAAGACATTTGTCTATCTGCACCATAAAGGTAGTCTAATCTATCCATCATATTTTTATGCTTTAAAGACTTATCATAATTAACATCTTTTTGTAACTTAGCATGGGTATTAAGAATTAACATTAATTCTTGTATTTCTTTTTGTGATTCATCAAGATGATGGCAGTCTGGTGTTACAACAACTTTTACACCCATTGCTTTAGCAAGTTCTATTAATCCCTTGTTAACTTCTGGTGGATTGTGTGGCATCACTTCAATATAATAATCGTCACCAAATTGTTCTTTAAACCATGAAACATGCTTTTTTGCTGTTGCTAACTCATCTAACTCTACAGCCTTTGCAATCCAGCCACTAAGACATGCAGATGTTACGATAATGCCATCTTTGTATTTAGCAAGTGTTTCAAAGTCAAACCTTGGCTTACTAAAAAATCCTTCAGTCCAAGCAATCTCATTAATCTTATTGAGATTTTCTAGTCCTATTTTGTTTTTAGCGAGAAGAACTATATGATGATAGTTTTGATCTAATGGATCTGTTCTATCTGCCTTCGCCCTGTTGTCAAAGCGATTGCTTGTCATATAGCCTTCTACGCCAAGAATTGGCTTAATGCCCTTTGCTTTTGCAATACGATGCAGTTCCCTATGCCCAGATAAAGTACCATGATCTGTGATAGCAATTGCTTGCATACCAAGATCAACTGCACGGTTCACGTATTCTTCTGGAGTAGCAACACCATCCATTAATGAATAGTGTGTATGGACATGTAAGCCAACGTAATTCATCTATTACCATTCAACATTCGTTGATGTAACAGAAGGTGTATCAAATCCAAAGTAGAATGCTTCTTGCTCTGGATATGGTATTTCACGAACAACCTTTTCTAGGTTGAATGATTCAACATTTTCCCATTTAAATGGTTCTGAATCTGGTGCACTTGGAATAAGAGTATAGTTTGTCTCTGTTCCTTGTCCATTACGCTTTAGTTTCCAAACAAGATTTGAGATGCTTCCTGTTTCAAGTGCATATTCACGAATAGTATTAAAAGCAGACTGCTTGCTAATACCTTGTGACCACACTGCAACATATGGAGACTCAAGTCCATCATCAACTAGCACATTGCAATAAAAACGAAGACGTGCTCTCCAGCCACTCTTAGGCTCCTTACGAGCCATTTCGCAGCCAAAGCATCTTCCCATTGACTCCATAGTGCATGCAGCCTTACGCTTATAGTCTTTTGGATTTGTATGTTCAGAAATTACTACAGCCAATCCACGACCTTCATTATAATTTGCAGAGTCAACATCTAACTCTTCAATAAAACGAATTTTTGCAGATTGACCATCCGCTAGTTTTACCCAACGGACCTTGATGCCTGATGATTCTGATTTTGGCTTATCAAGCAGGGCGTTGATATTTTTTAATCCCTTTACTACGCTCATTGTTTTTCTCCTTGTTTTCTTTAGTTTAGCATAGACATGATTGACTTGTCAAATCTAAATTCCAGATTTTTGATTTCATCATCACTCATGTCTCCTACGTCTTTATATTTATCATCTAGTTTAATTACATCAACATGTGAGCCTAGACGATCAGTTATTTTTTCTCTCATGTTGATTCCTGCTTCATCGTTATCTGGAATAACAACAATACTGTTAAAGTATTTTTGAAGCAAATCTGTTTGTGTTTTTGATACATTGGCACCCAAGGTTGCAACTGAAGGAAGTCCAGCCTGAGTTAGTCTTATTGCATCAAATGATGACTCTACCACATAAACTGTACTAGAATTTTTAACTCTATGTAAATTAAATAAAACTTTAGATTTTGGTAAACCAACACTATTCTTAAAATCTTTACCAGCAATAGATCTACCAACAAAGCCTACACATATTCCGTCTGGACTGTGAACAGGAATTGTAATCATATTTTGTTTTTCAGAATAGCCCAATGCAAATACTGAAATAGACTCTTTATTAATTTTCCTTGACTTTAAATATTCAATAGCAACTTCTGAATTAATGGCTTGTTGATTTAAACGACTAATTAATTCTACATCATATTCAACATAGGTTGGCAACACATGCAATTCTTTATTAATTATAGTTTCAATATTTTGTTGCTGCTCTTTACTTTTAATAAATCTTGTTGCTTCAAAATAAGTTCTTTTAGAAACATCCATAACAAACTCTACTAATGTTTTTGATATTTGACAGGAAAAACAAAAGAACATTCCAGAAGTCTTTGATATTTCTCCAGCAGGGGTGCGATGATTATTATGATATGGACAAAAAATAATATAGTCAGAGTCAACCTCTTTTTCTATATCTACGCCTGAACCGTTGATGACTCGTTTAACTTGTTGGTCGGTGTATAAATCACCTTTTGACCATCTATTCCTTGTATCCATTCTGCCTTTCGCTTTCCTACATATACTCCATATAATGTTAATTCAAATTCAAAATATTGCTTATTCTCATTATAGTCTAATGTGAAATCCATGTCAATGTCATACCTTGGCACATATCCTTTAAGTTTCATTTGTGTTGTTAATAATCTTACATATTCATTTTTTAGTCTTACCAACAATTTATCATCATGGATGATTCCATCTATATTAAATTTTTTTATGGCTCTATGATGTATTTTTTCCACACCATATTATAACTGCTTATCTTCGTAATCCTTATATTTATAGTAGCCTCTATCAAAATCTACTTGAACCAAGAATTCTCCCATAAAACCATTACGGTTTTTACGAAAAGCACATTCTATAATATCACTATTTGTAGCACGACCCAAAGCCATTACCCAGTCAGCATCATAAGCAATCTGTCTTGACCAAGCAGTTTGTCCTAAAGTTGGCACTGTACTAAGATCATTAACATCATCTGGAGTAGCAGATGAAATAGCAATAATAGGAACTTCTTCACCAATAGCCATAAGTTTAAGTTCTCGTGAAAGGTTCTTCATTCGTACCGTTTCATTATCTGACTTCTGATTAGGAGCCATTAACTGAAGGTAGTCAACGATTACAAAGTCTGGCTTGTATTGATCTATCTTTCCACGTAATACTGATGGATTAATTTCTCCACCGCTATCATTTGAAATAATATGAAATTCTGGCTTGCCCTCTAGTCTATCTTTGTGCCACTTCTTAAGCATATCAATTTCAATATCACCATTTGATATTTTACGATGTGACCATAAGCCTTCCCCCATGATTGTATAAACACGATTACGCACTTCTGTCTCTGACATTTCAAGTGAAATAACCATAGGACTCTTGCCCTGCTTCCATGCTTGAACAGCAAAGTAAAGTGCTAACCATGATTTACCAATACCTGGATATGCTAGAAACACTCCAAGTTGACCTGGCATAATCCCTGCAGGAAGATAGTTATCAAATCCTGGTAGACCAGTCTTGATTCCAACAATACCAGCCTCTTGTTGTTTTTTAACTTGCTCAAAATACGCAACAGCAGATTCAAGATCTGTTACATCAATATCACGAATTACAGATGTATTTTTCTTTAATTCGGATGTCTTTGTAATTAGTTGATCTAATGCAACAACACTTTGACCACTTTGAATTTCTGTTGCAGCACTTCTTAATATATCTTTCAAACTATCATTTAGGTATTCTGCTTGCAACTCTTCTAAATGGTGTTTGGTTGAGCCAACCTCTTCTGCTGGTTGAAAGTCTCTGAATTTTTCTATTACCAAAGATACTGGAGGAACGGTACTATTAGTTTCAAAATATCTTTTTATAAAATTCCAGATATCACTGTGTGTTCGTAAGATACCATCTATGTTGGCTTGTAGCAAAACATGAATCTGCTTATCTTTTAATAGGGCTGAAATAACCTTTGACTCTACATTATTCACTTAACCACTTCCTAGCCATCTCTCTTCTTTCTGCCCTCTCTTTATTGTCTTGCTCTCTGTCTTCTTTAGCCTGTAATATTTTTTCTGCATTGTAAGCAAAAAAGTTCCACGATGGTGTCTGACTTACCTTAAAGTAGTATTCTAAAATATCATAACAAATAGGCAAGCCATATGACTCAACCAGTGCATCAGCAGCCCACTGCTCTACATTAAGATTTAAATTAGCCTTTTTTTCATATCGTTGCAAATGATATTTATTATATCGGCTAAGAAGTGCCATGCGGTCCTTACGATCAGCCATTATTCTTCTAGTTCAGTTTTTGCTTCTGATATCTTTGATGACAATTTGTCTTCAACAAATTTATAAACACGCTCAAAAGCCTGATCTGTATTTTCTCCATCACGCTTTGAATCTACAACGCCTAAATCTAATCTTAGTGACTGAAAGTTTCCAAGATTAAGCGTATATCCCAATGTAACAGATACTTTTGTTGTATCGTTTGATTCCATTACCCCTCCAAATTATATTATATTGATTCATTCCAGACTGGAATAAATCTACCATCTTCAGTTTTTGTATATGTAAGTATACCCTGACCCATTCTTCTTGTCAACTCTTGTGGACTTGGTGTCATATTATTTGTTACCAACCCATCTTTTCTTGGCTGTCCAATATGGATACTTGCCAGTATATCACGAATCTGCTTAACTTGCGACTCTGAATAATAACATCTTATTTGAAATCCCCGCTTGCCATCTTTTGAAGATCCTACTGGTGGGGGAATAACACCACGCTTTATTAAATCTGGTATATATTTTTTATGACGATTAATTAGTTCTGCAGTTTCTCCAACAGTGTAAGCCTTCTCTCTATTTTTTTTAAAATCAGAAAGCAAACAAGTTTCTAATCTATCTTTATTTATATTATAAACTGTTACTATACCATTTGCCCGATTATAATGATGAGGTCTAACTAAATCATTATTAAGAAACCAAACTTTTTTATTTCCTTTAACTACAGGGGCATTATTATATGCTTGGCTCTGAATTTTTCCTTTTGCAGTATCCATAATCCTTTTGGAGATTCAGACGGTGGATGAAAAAAAGTTCTTGATCCACATATAATACAATAAATCTCAACGTGATCTACTGTTGTATATTGTCTGTCAACAAACATCCTCCCATTGCATCTATTGCACTTTAACATTAATTAGGTATTCCAATGATAATTAAATTAACAATAGTTGATACCTGACCGTTTGCGTTATATCTAACGAAACCAGTTACACTTGACCTTGTAATGTCTGTAAGAACTACTGTAACATTTTCTCCTGCTGTGGTCTTTCCACTGTTAACTGGCGATGCAGTAACTATTGGGGTATACTTAAAATCACTTGGAAATGTATATGTAAAAGATTTTGTTTGAGATGCAGTAACGGTACTATCAATAGAAACTGTAATAAAGCCACCAATTACTCTGGCTTCTGATGTTTTAATATTTTGTTTTCCTGATGATACTGTATCAATAGTAGTATAGTTATAAGTAGCAGAGGAAACTGAGTCTGATAATTGATTTATCGCACTAGTAATTTTATATAGATATGCAACATCTAGCGGTTGCCCTCTTTCTGGTAGCGGTACTTTTGCCATTATTCCTCCTATTATATTATATCATTAAGGTACAGTTATTGCAACTGTTTCAAATAGTTTAGCAGATGCTGTCTGTACCTTGGGATATGTGGGCATTTGAACTAAAATAGTAATACTTGTCTCTGTGGACTCTCTTAAAATAACATAATTATTTGTAAATGATGTTGCATAATAAGAGTATGCCCCAGCATTTCTTTTAACAAAAATATCAAATGTACTTCCAGCATAAGTTGTTGGAACTATCCAGTTTAATCTTATTGCCGTGGTGGTGCCTGTTCCAGTACTCACTACTTCTTTAAAATAAGAATAATCAAAAAATGTTCCTGGTGCCTGATCTGTAGCATCAATATTATGTATTCTAGACCAATGAGAAGTTCTGTTTTTATCTTCTGATATTAAACGATATCGTATATTATAAGAAAAGTTATTTGCATCAATAGGTGGTAAATCTATTTTGTTTATTACAACTTTTTTAATATTAGAATCAGCCATCAGGTCACATCCACTACAACTCTAAACTCTACATAGTTGTTTGAGTTAGAAGATTTAACAACTGTTGCTGCATCAGAATTTTGTACAATACTATAACCAGTCATTCCATATAATGGATTAATGGTTCCAACATTATCAAATCTTATTGCATCTAAGGCAATAAAATATGATGATAAAGATGCTTCAATTACAACGTTGGGAGAAACAGCAGTTGAAGAAAGAGTAGTTCCAGCATTAGCATATCTAAAAGTAGTTGGTGTTGGTGTATCAAAAACTACAAATTGGCCATTACATCTTGAGTCAATTCCAGCAACAAGGACATTATCTCCTGCACTCAGGTTATGTGCTGAGGATGTGGTTAATGTAACATATGTTGTATCGGCAGCCTTGTTTGTAATTGTTAAATTATATAAAGCACTAACATAAATTTTAACTATTGACATTGCCTGCCATGAAAACGTTGCAGAGTATGTTAATTCATCTAATCTTTTTTTAACAACCATATATCTATTAGTATTAAAATTAAAAGTTGAATTTAGTGCTTCTCCGTTAAAACGAGCATACTGAGTTCCATCTGTGTTACTAAATTCAATAAGCACTCTTGCCTTGTCTGGGCTTAAACCAGATCCTCCAGTAACATTTACAATAGAAAATGCAATCTTAATTAAATCTGATGGAGAGTTTTGACTAAAATTAAATGTTTGTCCAGTTAGTTGCAACAGTTTTGGATTAGATCCTACAGTAAATACACCAGTGTTTGAACTTAGATGTGAAGTATTTCCACGCAACATAATAACATTATTAAAATATCTACATCTTTCATATCTTCCCGCTCTTGTTGCATTTAAAAATGCTGTGTTATTTGCTGTAGTCTGAATTGCATTTGCTACTGATGTTATATTGTTTGATCCATCTGTTAATGAACTAAGTATGGATGTAGGAGCAGAAAGAGTTGTTCCATCATTGTATTGCCAGTTTTCAGCGTCAGTGAATGTAAATAACGCTCTGCTATCAAAGGATGCTGCAGAAGGATTAGACCCTGCTGAATAAATTGCTATTTCTGAAATCTCATACCTTTCTTCTGTTGGCAATTCGCCAGTAAATACAATTTTATTTATACCATTATCATTGATATACCCTCTTGATGAAATAGGAATACGAAGTGTTTCAAAATCTAAAACAGTTTTTCTATTATCAGTTTTTATTGAAACTGTTGCTGAAGATAGTGGAGTTGTTGGTGCTTGATCTACTGTAAACTGTGTTCCACTGATTATTGTTACTACCGCAGTATTGGTTGCTAAAACTCCAGTCCCAACAGTAACTTGTGACAAAATTGCACCCACCCAAAGGCCGCTTGTAGATGCACAGGTGATGGTGGTACCAGAAGAAGAAACTCCTGTTATTTGAGTTACATTTGGTCTTGGTTTAGCCCCACAGCCTATAGCAATATACGAAGCATATGCTGGGGTTAAACCCATCAAATACTTTGCAATAATCTCTTTGCCAGTTTCTGTTATCATTATATTCCTATCTCATATATTGTACCATTTAATGTAACCTGAACCTCAACCTGCTCATCATTTTGAAGATTAACAAATTCAATTACAAGATTACCACTAGAATCTAAGTAAACATTATCGCCATTTGGACCATTGCCTACCACTGGTATTCTTTCTGATAATTTAATTGTATAGTTTGCAAAGAATTTATCAGATGTATTTTGTAACCTAATAATATTGTTTGGGTTGTATTCTTCATTAATAATACCAAGATTAGCGATTGGCTGATATGCAACATCTATTCCATTAATAGTATCAAATCTACCTGTTAACAATAATTCTTGTCCACCAATATCTTCAAATAAAAGATCTACTATAGCATCAATAGGAACTTCGTCATCATCAAATAGTACATATTGAGGAGTAGCCGTTTTTACAGGTGGTGGAGGCGGTGGAGGGGGTGGAGGGGGTGGAGGAGTTGAGGGGAAATATGGAGGAACATATGGAGGGACATATGGAGCAACGTATGGCGGAACGTATGGAGGAACGTACGGCTCAGCAGGAGGCGTTTCTCTTGGAGCGCCACCCCAAATAAATGAAAAGTATGGCGGTGCAATGTATGGCGTAGCAGCAGCAGCCTCTGCAGCATATTTATCACCCATGGCCATCCAATAGTCTCCAGAATTAGACCAGTAGTCAGTGAATGATGGACTAAAAGTATCTGCGTTTGGATCTGATGCTGGAGTAACTGAAGCCAAATAATCTTGATAAGACATTTGGTCTTCTGCAGGGAGCATACTATTTAAGTCATCCCATTCTGATGCACTCATTGCCATAGTTTTACACCTCCACCGCATATAAAGACATTATTGGGCCATCAACACTTTTACCATAATCAATTTGATATACAACATACCTTGTGCTGGAGTCAGAAATAACATCAACACCATCTGCTGTCTTATAATCAATATTAATTATATCTCCTAATTGAAGCGTTGGTATAGAGAATATTTCCATACCGATAGTTTTTTTAGGCTTAGATGTTTTGCCAATAACCCAACCTAGTATATCCTCTGCCGTGTCTTGATCTTGAATATATACACCTTGTAATGTAAATTCATTTCTTCCATATTGTATTCTGCTAACACGAATAGAATCATATTCATCAATAAATCTTTGTGGTGATGTTACCAATACATTTCCCTTTAATTCAGGGTCAGACAAGTTACCTCGTTTTTTATAATACTCATCTACTGTTAAAGTATGAGTGGTATCTTGCGTAAATGTTATGCCTTGAATTCTTAAATAGTTGCCACTTGTTTCATCTAAACTAATTGTAGTATCTGTAGCGTTAAATACTAAAAATTCTGCACCGTATGATTCTGCCATAAAACCAGAGATAACATAGCCCTTTAACCTATTAAAAGTTGCTGCTATTTTTGCATATAATGCTGGATATGCTTTATCATATTTAACTTTAAAATAAGATGCCTCTCTCATAATAGTACCAAATTCATCATAAAAAATATCATATACTGGCATACACATCGGCATAATGCCTTTCATGTATGTTTTTTGTATAATACCACTCATAGCATATTTACTCAAAGACTCATTTGCATTAATCTCTCCATCATCATCACCAAAAACTTTAGAGATTGGAATTCCAGTTGGGAATGAAGAATTTTGAGAGTAATTTTGTCCAAGTGCATAAATATTTTCAAACATAATTTTTGTTGAGCCACGCACAAAGAGTCCAACCTGATTTCCAGTAATTGGTATAGGAGATGTGTCAGTAACAACTTGAACTAATTTATTATTAATATATAAATAAAACACTCTTCTGTTAGAATTTATATCCATATACTCTATTGTTAAATCATATACTGTAGGATTTTTTTCATTAACTACTCTATACTGTCCAGTAAACTCACCACTGTCAACTAGTATATTTCCTATACCGCCCCATAGTTTTACTGGTACTGCCCTTCCAGTGCTAGAATTTCTTTGCACCTTATAAAATAAAATGTTGTCTAGATTGTTAGTTGCCTCACCACTTGAGTTTGTATTTAAATATTTATTTAAATTAGAAGATGTCAGGGCTGCAATTTCAAAGTAATAACCCTGATTTGTTGTTGGATTAACAAGACAAATACCTCCAGAGCCTCCACCCAGCGTAACTGTTTTTGTTGGATCTATGCCAGTTATATTAAAATATGTAGTTGATCCTACTGGTGTTTGATTTGATTCTCCGTTAGATTCAATTCTTCCAATAATTCTCATTCTTGTTCCAAAACATTTAAAAGGCCTGTCTAACTCTTTCCAAACATATGAAACAAAGTCCCTTGATTTTTCTGTGGCTTCAAATATAGGTCCATTAAAAACAAGAGCGGAAGATTGTATTGTTCCAGTTTGAGTAGTTTTTAATAATGGTACATCTGTTTCAGTTGCATATGAAGTTGCAAATAAGTTTTTAATAATACCATTTCTTTTTGATTTTTCTGCTTTACTTTTATTTAGACCAGCAACACCATTGGTAACTGCAGGAAGTGTAGGGTCAATTTTTGTTGTATACAGTAACTCTGATTGCATATCGCAACCCTGAACATAATCATTGCTTGACCAATAACTATCTAATCCAGCATTATGATATTGTATAGTAGTTCCAAATTGTTCTCTGCCGTGTTGTGCTACCTCGCCGTTTTTTAACACAGTATTGCCATTAATTGTTTCATAATATGGCTCTGCGTATATTCTTACTAATCCAGTAGGATACATCTTTCCATTAAATGGCAGTTGTGAAAAATATTTTTGATACTCTAAACCACTGGTTATCCATTCATTGCCCACCCCTGGTATATTATATTGAACTGCATCAAATCTAATTATTTCTCCAGCAGCATAGAAGTATCCTTGATATCTTCCAAGCCAATATACATTTTCTCCAAAATCAATAGTATTATTAATCAAAATATTATTAACTACACTTGGTGGATTATTATCAAGATCAGAGTTTAATGGTAATGCGCTCAATACATATGTTGACTGCATTTCATTATTTGCCGTTTTTGTTTTAGCAGATCCAGAAACTTCCCATAACAAAACTGGTTTATATATAAAAGTTTTATCTTGGTCAACCATTTGAGATTGTTTAATACTTCCATAAGATCTTTGAATATATCTTTCAGTATATGTAATATTACCATCATTATATATTTTTTTGTTTTGAGAAGATATTCCTATAATATTAGAAAGTTTGTTTGGGTATACGTTTTTGTTTATACCAACTTCTGATGAATTATTAGATCCATATAACACAATGTCTACTGGCCTTTCGTCAGTTTCATCTAATAAATAATTTTTACTAACAACTACAAAATTATTGTATTCATCAAAATACATTGCTGATTGTGTAGATATTGCAAGTTGTCTTAAAACTTCTGCAACGTTTTGTTCTGGAGCAACAAAAAAGTATGGAATTATAGGATCTTTTTCATTAGAAAGTCTTTTAAAAATGTAATTAGAAAAACCAATATGGTCTAAAAGAATAGCCACTGCCTGACTTAAAGATGCTTCTGTTATTAATATTTCTGGAGCCTTAACTGATTCAAAATAAAAATAAAAATCTCGTAATGCAAAACTTATGTTGCCATCTATAGCGTTTGTTTGTGGCATTCCCTCAGTGTACAAAGTTTTTATTGGAATGTAATAGTTAACATCATTTACTTCTCTGATAACCTCGTATATATTGAACTTAATTGTTTTATCAAAATATTTTGCTATTATACTTCCTTCATTTCCATCCCAAATATTATTTTCATTGAAAGAACTATCATTGTCAAAAATAGATATGGACCCAGTAGATGCCAGCAAATTTCCTACGGGTATAGACGAATTTCCCAAATCAGATAAAACTTTACTAGTTGAAAAACTAATAGTTTTATTAGTCATATCTGCTACTAGTCTAGGAGATAGTTCAATTAATTCAAATGGTACATTTGGAACATTCATTGTTTCTACAACAACTCTAAGACCTTTAATAAAAACAAACTCTCTAAATATTTTACCAAAAACATTGCTATCTATAAAATAATCTGGATTTGTAAAATCAGTAACAAATTGTGTATTTTCATATACACCGTCAGTTCCAATTTTCCAACTGTACTTTGGAGTAAATTGAGAATATCCAGAGCCATTCCAAATATACAAAATACCAAGACTAGAAGATGTACTTTTAACTAAATAGGCATATCCCTTTACATTGTTTGTTGGTAGTGATGAAGCAGATGTAGATGTTCCTACAAGAATAAAGTTATCTTTAAAAGCATCTGGAACTTCTAGCCCATACTGTAAACTTAGATACCCGTCACTATTAAAAATATCAGTATTATCATCCCTTAGCGAATCTTCATTAAATGAATAGGCATCTATCCACTCATTATATTCACTTAAATATTGAATAGTAAATCTTACAGGAGTTGTTGCATTTTCTTGACCATAAAATGGATCATTTAAAATTTCTCCATCTTTTTTAAACGGTCCAAGATTTATATCTCCAATGTTAGTTTGTACTTTGCATATAATTCTATTTGCTGGAACTGACTCTTTATAAACAACGAAAGGACAAGCATCGTCAATTGAATATATACCATTAGCGTTATCATATTTTGATATACCGTACTCTTTGTTGCTATTATCGCTAGTCAATGGGATTGGGATACTATTACTTTGTATAGTTACGTATCCATCTTCTAATGCTAAACTTTCGGTTCTGTAAGATCTCCAATACTTAAATTGGTCATCTCGGTGTGGCATATAATATCTTGGTCTTAAATACATATCTTGATTTGGATGAGAAAAATATTTATTATTAAAAAATGATGCCTTGTTAATTCCTGATCTTGGCCTGTATGGTTTAAAACAATCTTCTAGGGAATAGTATAATTTTTCTAACTCTTTAGTATACGTAAACAATAATGGAGTTACTGTATCTGTTTCTAATCCACTTTCTATAACAACATCTGAATCAGTTGCATTGGTATAATGATTACTTTCATCAAGTGGATCAAAAAAGTTTGGAATTTTAAAATAATCAGAAGTAGAATCATTTTTACGATATCTATAATTACCCATTTTAAAAATATTACCAGGAACGTTCATATTCCATTCAGCAACTACTGCAGTTTGAGACTGAACAGTAAAAGATGTTTCTAAATGATTTTTTAATTCATCATTTTGCCACACATTAAACCTCTTCTAGTGAAACACTTATGTTCCACAAATCCATATTATTCCCGCCACGCTTTACAACGCTATAGTTAAATCCAGCAATGTACATTTGTACTACCTGGCTGTATTCTGCTAAATGTAATCTAGCGGGATTGTCATCTCCAAAATTATTATATTTATCATATGATAAAAATACCCAGAACGGATCTTTATGATTTTCATACCAATCAAGTAGTTCTACTCCGCCTGCACCTCCATCAGCAGTATATTCTGATTCTGATCCAGTAAAAGAACCATAGCCATGGTCATATGCAGACTTTCCAGTAATTTGATTAAAAGATGGATTTAGTTTGTACGATCTTGATGGTAAATTATTCCAGTCAGTTGATATTGCTATTTTATCTGCTATATGATAAGAACGCATTGTTCCATTGATCATTCTTCGTCTTTGTTCTAATCTTTGTGTTGATATATTAATAGGAGAACGGTTGTGATCAGACAACACTATAAAATAATCTTCTGTGGTAATGCTAGTTAAATCAGAACCTTTTTCATATCCTGATGGAACATATATGCCATTTGATATAGTTCCAGGCGTATCAGACCAAAGCATTGCTTGTGGTCTAGCATACCTTTTTCTGCCAGTCATATATGCCGATGAAGCCATTATACTCTCCTACCTCTTAATGTTGTAGATTCTAACTGCCTAATTTTGTTCATAACAGCATTTGCTATTTCATCTGGATTACTGCTAGAACCCATAACATTAACATCTACCTTATAATTATACACCTCAGAACTATTGTCGCTGTATCCTCCCTTAGATAATGCAACTGAATTCTGTAAAGCAATGTCTGCAGCCTTTTGTGTTGCAGTTCTTAAACCTCTATTAGTAGCCATTTGTGGATATTGCATTTGATTAATAGATTCAAGCATTGGGCCAAAGGCCTGAGCAGATGCTTTATTTATTACAAATTCTCCTGGAGTTAATAATGTTGGAACTTTGTCAGATAATCCAATACCTGGAACAATACCGCCAATTGCTCTCTTTAAAATTTTTCCACCGTATTTTTTAGCGCTAAATGCACCATATACACTATAACTTGGATATATGTCTGAACCACTAGAACTTGTACCAGTAATTACTGTACGACCATCAACTACCTTTGTTCCATTAACTGTTGATGCTCCAGCAAGTGCCGATAGGTGAGCATCTTCTGTAGTGCTTGTACCAGTTACAACAGTTCTTCCATCAACAGTTGTTGTTCCTGTAACAGTTGAACCACTTGAACTAGTTGAACCACTTGAACCAGTTGAGCCCACAGTTCCGCCTACTGTAACTACATTTTGTACAATGGTTACTGTATAAACCATTCCATTAATAGAGTCTAAGATAGCCTTTATTCCTGCTGCAGCATTCTCTCCTGCTTCTAGTGATGCCTGGATTGCATTAAACTTAGCCAATGCTGCCTCTGCTTCTTCAACAATCTTTTCCCATTCTTCTTTTGTTTTGCCAGACTCTTCTAGTTGCTTAATAATCTCTTCAACAATTGCTTCATCTGCTGCAAGTTTGTCTTCTGCTGCATCTAATTGACCTTCTAACTTATCAAGTGTTTGTTCTGCAGCATATAGTTGATTATTTTGTATATCTTCTATCTCTCTTTGAATTGCAGCATTAGCCTCAGTTAATCTATTAATTTCATTTTGGAATGGAATCTTAGATGCTTCCAATCTTTCAATTTCTTTTTGAATTGGAAGAACTGTGTTACGAATATATTCTGCCTTAGCCTGCTCAAGTTTAAATGACTCTTGCTGTATCTGATATTGTCTTTCTTCAATCTGTGCCCTTGTCATTCCGTCAACAGCAATTGATCCAAGTGCCTGCTGACGAGCAGCATCCATGGCAGCCTGCATAGCACCAGACTGAGACTCTGCTTGCTGAGATCTTAAATCTTGAACACCCTGTGCTGCTGCAGAAATATCTCCCTGACTTAAAGCATCAGCAATACTAATTCTTGTTTTACCTTGTTGAATAGCCTCTTCATTGAGTTTATTCATTTCCTCCATTGCTTTTTGCTGTTTATCATACTGTTCATTAATTGCTTTTTCTTGACGCTCAATCTGAGAAAGCCTATTTGATAGAACATTTGATTCATCATTTAGTTTTTGCAATGGTTCATCAAAGTTTAACTTAACATATTCTTCTGCTGCCTTTAATCTTTCTTGTTCTTTATCTATTAACTTATCAATCTTATCAATCTCTTGCTGTTGCTTGTCTATCAAGGCATTATTTAAAGAAATAAGATGTTGTTTTGCATTTATTTGACTTTGTATGCCAGCAATAATACTCTGTTGTTGTGTAACTTGATTTCTAGCAGCAGTTACTGCTGCCTGAGATGCTCCAAGATTAATCTTGCTTAGTTTTGCCATCTGTTCTGCATTTAGTCCACTTAATTTAGAAAAATCTCCACCATAACTTCCAGTTTGCGCTGCACGGCGTATTACTGCTGCTCTAGCATCAAGAGATCTAATTTGAGCACCAGCAATTGAAGTTACTTTATTGACCTTACCTTCAACAGTATTCATTTCTATATTGATTCTTAAAGTTCTTTCCCTAACAATTTCATCAATATAATTTTTTAAGAATGCTGCCTTATCTTTTGCTTGGTTAAGACCATTTATAAGTCCTCTTGCTACATCAGCATTATTAAGAATATCCATTATCTCTTCAGACTTTAATCCCATTTTTTGTAGCAATGGCATAACCTTTGTAAATTCTTCTGTTAAATTATTTTTTGCTTTTAGACCTTGCAAGAAATTCTTCAATGCACCCTTTTCTGTCTCCTTGTTCATTTCTCTAATTAGTTTTAATATTGTATTAAATTCTTTTTTAGATTTAGTAGTTGCTAATACCATTGCTAATAATGGATCTTTAGATAGTTCAAGTGCTTCTGCAATGCCCACACCATTTTGACGCATTAGATTAAATGCTCTAGAAGAATTTTGAGCATTGGTTATTGCTTCTTGTAATTGTTTCTTTAGTTTTACAAATGGACTATCTTCTCCAGTACCTGCGCCACCAAGATCTCCAAAAGCCTTCTTTGCTGCTTCAGCCATTGCTTTCATGCCTGCTGCAACAGCATCAGTGTCTTTTTTGATCTTTGCTTTAACACGAGTTGCTGCTCTTTGCGCTCCTCCATCAGAACTTGTTTCTGCAGTTTTTAATGCATTTATCATTGTTTTTGTAATAGTTTCAACACCAAGTAATGCTGCTTTGGCAAGTAATGCTTGAGTTGAAAAATTCTTTATTTCTCCTGCAGCCTTAGCAATATCTCCAGGCATATTTTTAAATATGTTTTGCATTAATAATGCACTTTGAGGTTGTGGCATGCTTTGGATTGACTGAATAATAGAGTCAAAACCTTGATTAAATTGATCTAAACTAATAGATCCATTTTCCAATTGTCCAGACAATCCATTAAACATACCAGCAATAGCCTTAGAGGCAGTTGAAACACTCTTCTTTAAACCCTTTGATAGTTTCTCTTCAGTCCAAGTTACTATCTCTCCAGTAGCACCACTAACTGCTGTTTTTGTTTCTGATTCATAACCTTTTTTGAACTCTTTACCAAAACTCCTCGTTAGAGCAGTTACGCTTTGCTTTAGTTTTGCCTGACCTTCTGCTGTTGATAAATCTATATCAGCAAAAGATATTTTTAGATTTGTCTTACCAGATTCTTCTTGTAATGCTTTAATAATTAAATCTATTTGCTCTTTAGCAAAACCTTTTCCTTTTAGTTGTATTGCTAAACTATTTAAAACTAATTCTGCTTGCTTTGAACTTGCATTTTTTAACGATTGAATGTCTTTTGCAAAATCTTTTTTAAACCCTTCGTCTGCACGTAATGCATCAAGTTGTGTTCTTGTTTGTGAGTCTACCATTACAGATCTGCCAGAACCTAGCGCACTACGCTCTAGTCTTGTGCTTTGTGGTGCTACTCCAAAGAAATTACCAAGTGTTTTTGCTTTATCTGATGTTAATGTAGCAGCATCACCTAAGCCTTCAATTGCCAACCTACTTTTTTCTAGTTGAGAATTTACTAACTTAAATATACCCACACCAGCAAGTGCTACTGCAGCAAATGCCTTGATATGCGGAATTGGAAGTTTTAGCGCCATCTGCAATGCTTGTAGTCCAAATACTGCTGGCATTGCCTTCTGTGCAACTTCTCCAACCTTACCTGGCATCATTGATGCTGCGAAGAATGCAGTAGACGCAGCCATTCCTACTGCTGGATTAGAGGCCATTCCGCCAAATCTTCCTCTAAATCTACCAAAAGTTTTATCTACAAAAGTTGGCTTTCTTGGTCCATACATAGGGCCTTCTGCTCCGCCAGGAATTACTGGTGGCATTGGTGGAATAATAACTCCCCCTGGACCAACTGTTCCTCCAGGTGATGTTGCTACTCGTCTTTGTTTGATAGCGTTTTGTCTTGCTGTTTCGTATGCATTACCATCATCAGTTCCATCTTTTGATGCCATTGGGTGTGGACTTTGACGTTGACGAGACTCTACATAGACATCTCTTAAGTTTTTATCTAATCCAACCTTGTAAGCATTTCCAGTTTTTATTCCTGCTAGTTCTGCTTGCTTTTCAAATTCTACAGTAAATGCAGTTATATCTTTTCTTAGTGATGCTAATCTAACTTTAACTTCATTAGAGAATTTATTATAAATAGCAGCAGCATCTTGTGATGAAAGCCCCAAAGAACCCGCCATTGCATTACTGATTTTAAATCTAGCATTTGCTTGATATGGAACATTACCTTCTCCGACCATTCTAGTCATTCCGCCATAATATTTTCCTGATTTTCTTGCCTTGGTATATGGATCATTTGTAACGGCAATTCTAGAATCATTTAGCGGATTGGTTACTGTAGTAATATTTTGCATATTCTTATATGCTTGATCAACTCTTGCATCTGTTTTTGCTACTGCCTTATATGCATCACCGATCAACTTATCAAGGTCTTCTGCTGTTACTTCTGTAATATCTCCTAATCTACCAAATCCAGTTGTTATTTCTTCAGTGATTTTTTTATTAATTTGTCTAATATCTTCAATAGAAACTCCTGCTGCTTCTAACTGTCTTTGTAGTTCAATATCTCTAGTTTGTGCATATGCCCCAGTTGTTAATTCTGTTCTTGCTAAGTCTACAGAAGCCCTCTTTCCACTTCCCGTTTTTCCAACTGCTCTGTTTAATTCTGTAGACATAGAGACAACTTCATTACTAAATACAGTAAATACTCTGTCTAATCCATTTTCTACTTCTGCAACCATTGTACGAATTTGTCTTGCAAAAGCCGTATCAAGTCCTTCCACCATCTGTAAAAGTTCAGAACCACTTCTGTATGAACTTCCACCAAAGTGTGCTGCTGCATATCCTCCTGGAATATCAACTGCGGTTCCAGTACCCAGTCCTTTTCTATATCCTGGAATGTTTCCAGCAACCATTGCATTAATTAGTGGTGCATATTTCTTTGCCATTGCCTTTGGAATGACTGCCTCGCCTGGTTCAAGCATTGCTGGTACTGTATCGCCACTACCTGATCCTGGAACTAATGAAACACCCTTTGCATATCTCTTAGGCATTCTTCCAGGAAGCATCATGCCTGGATTTTGAATTATGAAATTTTGAGCAGCAGTAGTTGCTCTAGCATAAGCACCTACTAATCCATCAAGCGCTGCTTTTTCAACATTAAATGTTTGCGTTAATCTAGCATGAGATTGATCTAAAGAGTGTGCTACTGCTGCAGCATTCTGTTGCTCTGTTGTTAATAGTTGAGTCTGTTCACCTAAAATTTGAGATTGGCCTGTAAGTCTTAAGTATCCATTACGAAGAGTTGTAAATAATTTAATAGCATTGGCAATGCCGTTATTTAGCAAACCAAATGTCATAAGTGCAACTGGTCCAATACCACCAATTGCTACTGTCATTACAGTTATTGCTTTTTTAACTCCTGGAGACAAATCATTAAAAGCATCTAAAACATTAGAAACAACATCAACAATTGGTGTAACTGTTTGTAAAAATACTTCTCCTACTGGAACAAGTGCTAGTTTTAGTTGCTCAACAGATGCACGGAATTTATTCATTGCCGATTCGGCTGTCATTCCTAATTCTTTATCAGCCATTGCTGCAAGATCACCAGTAGACGCTGTTGCTAAATCAAGAACACGTGATGCTTGATTTCCAGACCTTGTAACGTTTTCAAATAATGTAGATAGACGTGCTAACTGGAACTTACCAAATAGTTGTTCAATTGCTCTTTGACGATTTAGATCAGAAAGATTATCTAATGCCATAGCAAACTCTATAACTGTTTGTTTTACATTGCCAGCATTTTTATTTACTATCGCATCAATATCAATGCCAAATCCTGCCATCATCTCTCTTGCTTTATCTGTTGGATTAATAAGAGATGCAAGACCAGACTTTAATGCGTTAGCACCCTCTGATGCATTAATACCGCCTTCTTTCATAGCAGCCATAAAGAATGCTAAGTCTTTAACGCTACCACCTAATTGCTTAACAACTGGCGCTGCCTTTGGAATAGCGGTTGTAATATCGTCAAGAGAAACGACTGTCTGGTTTTCAACTGCGTTTAAAAAGTTAATAGAATCAGACAAGTCTTCTGAAGACATCTGGAAAGCATTTTGTAATGATATTGTAGTTTCAAGAGCCTTCTGTTGATCAATCTGACCAAGTACCTGTAGCCTTGTTGCTTCTGTAACCTGTCTCTGTAGATCTAAGCCTTGGAAACCTGCTGCTGCTGCATCTGCAGCAAGAGAAACAGTATCCTTAACAGCAATTCCATATCTTGTAAATGCAACACCTAGTTCCTTTACATTATCTAATGCTGCTTGTGTTTCTGCTGCTGGAGTAAACATATCTCCATACACTTTTTTAAATTTAATAGCAGCAGTTTCCATTTCCATAAATGTTTTTGCTGCAACATTACCCAATAATGTTAATGGGATAGTAAAACCAACCATCAACTGACGACCAGCCCACTGAGTATTCTTACCAAAGTTTAGAAGGTTTGTAGAGCCTTGTTTAATTAATTGATTAAATATAGCCTGTCTTTGTGATGCCATTTGAGTCTGTACAGAAAAGTCCTTCATATTAAGTTCGGTAGGGATAACAGCAATTGCCTTCATTGCTCCATTGGCATCACGACCAAGTTTAATATATTGTGTCTGTAGTCTCTTTACATTATCTTCTGCAACTTTATTTATTGTGTCAAATTCTGAAGAAAAAACTCTGCTGAATGTTTTTGTAGATGCTGCTGCATAGCGGAAATATTCCCGCATTGAGAACTTATTTTTTTCTAATGAGTTAGTAAAAGATTCTGCTGTAGTTTTAATCGTACGCAACTCTGCAGAGAAACCGCCAAGAGAGTTTATACTATTGACAAGATTTCTCTGCAGATCACGCTGTGCTAATGCAGCAGTTGCGCTTGATCTTGATATTGAGGTATAGAATTCAGATAACTGTCTCTGAAGATTTTTAATCTGAGCCAACGCATTGGACGTATCTATATTTACGCCAATATTAGCATTTACGTCAGCCATCTATTCACCTCTTTACTTATGCAATTTTTGGTTGGCCCAAGTCAGTAATTGGAACACCAGAGGCAGCCTCAATTACTTTATAGACCGTTGGAAGATCTATAATCTCTTCCAGTTTCTTTACATCTGCCAATTCTGGCTTGTATTGTTGCATAGCGATTGCTACACACTCAAGAAGAAGATCCATAGACTTATCATTATCTTCTTGAACATCACCAATACCCTCAAACTTTTTGGTAAATTGGCGAAGTAGTGATATCTTTAGAGGTCTTACAGTAACCTCTGTACCGTCCATAAGCGTAAGCGTTTGTGCTTCGTATGTGGTTGTTGACATTATTTCCTCCTAATTAGGTTAAGTCAATTATAGCATAATAAGATATTTTTATTAACTAGAAGGAGTTCTTAGGTCTTCGTAATCTATGCCCATCCCAATACCAAAACCTAGTTTTTGAGCATTGTATCCTTGTAAAGCCAAAATATCTTTGCTGTCATTTGTTGCGCCACCACTAAAGACTCTTGCCTTCATGTCTTCCCACTTCTTTCTGCCTTCATCCTGTGGGTCCCCGTCTAATTTAACTCCTTGAATTGCAGCCAAAAATCTTTTTTCTTCATAGTCTAATTCTCTGCTGGAGGAGATTGTGGCAAATAGTTCTTGTATTGAAATAGATGTTTCTAGTTCATCGTAACTTTTCCATATACCTAATAGAAAAATTTCTGTTTCTAATTTAACCAAATCAAGATCTTTCCATGACAAACTCTCTGAGTTAGAGTTACTTTGAACCTCTTCTTTTTTCTTTTCTCTATTTATTTTTATACCTGCAGCAAAATCTAAAATATCATATACAGTTTTTATATCAAAATTATCTTGAACATCTTCTATGCTTTTAGAAAATTGAGGAGCATACTGTTTCATTGAAATTCTTACACAGTCACATAAAATATCTATCATTTGTTCTTCTGACATGTTGTCTCCTATGTCATAAAAACGATCCATAAACTGTCTCATATATTTTATTTTTAATGGATGTATTTCAATATTCAAACCATCAATAGTTTGTACATTTTCTATTTTATAAATTTCAGTTGCCATATTTTATATTCTATCATAAAGCAACAAGACCCGTCTAAAAAGACGGGCCTGTTGTTTCTTATTGTATTAAATTATCAGGAAGTAATTGTCCAAGTACGGTCAATTATCTTTCCATATGAACCTGAAGTATCTTCAGGTAGCAAGCGGAATGATACCTCAAACATAGATGGGGCATCACGTTTTGCTGATACAGTTACATTTTCAATTGAAAGTGCACGGTATGCAGCGTAAACACGCTCAATACGATTTGAGTCATCGCAATCTCCAGTTCCTGGACCTACTGCAATGATTCCACGCTCAACTGGACATTCTCCAAGATCTCCTGCAGAAAGATCAAGTGCTTGACCTGCTGCGCTGTTCTTGGTACCTGTTAGTTTAGAACTTCCATAAGCCAAAGCAATCAAAAGATTTTCTAGAGTAGCCTCTGCAAAAGCAGTTCTTAGGCTAACTGTCATACCTTGCTTGTAAAGTTTAGCAACGTCAAGAACCTGATCTACCTGAACCTCACCAAAATTTGGTTGGAACTGTAACTCAAGACCATTCATTGTGTAACCTACGTTGTCATACGATGCATTTGCTGTCAAAGTCTCACGGAAAGACTGTGTTGCTGCAGAACCTGCTGACAACGATGGAAGTGTGCCTGGAGTCAGTGTTGTGTCAGCAATAAAGAACGCTGCTGCACCGACGATAATATTTTGATTATTACCACGAGTATATGGCATAATATCACCTCTTCTTTTTAGTTTTTTATTAAGTTGTACGGCGTTTGTGTTTCCTCAAGACAATTATAACAGCCTTTTTATTACAAATATGAGGTGGAATTTGTGTGGTAGTCGTACTCTATTATGAGTTTATTTACGAATATGGTTCTAGCAGAAGCAAGGTCAAGGACATCCCTTGCCTCTTGAGCCTGATAAACTTTAGTATTATGAAAATATACATTATAATTTTCAGAGCCTTTATTAAGGGTGCACCAAGTATTCATGTCCTGAGCAGATGCATCTTCTCTGTCTAATAATTGAGAAATAACAATATTAGCATTATTGACGTTGGCCAAACTAGTACTATATAAATAATATATTAATTGCTCTCGTTTATGGGGATAAAATACACTGGGTCTAAATGTGATAAGTCTGTCATATATGATTACTAATGGCTCAGAGATATTAGTTGCCTGTATAACATTTTTATATATTTCTTCTGTATTAATTGGGCTAGTTGCAAATATAGGAACTAGTTGAGATATAGCACTAACTCCAATATCATCATATTTTGCTAACTCTTGAAAAATAAACTTATTCACCCACTTTGGTGGATATGGAAGATCTGTTACTGTAGCCATGTTCTTATTCTACCTCAACTTTTGCATTAATAATCCATTTATACCCAGTTGATTTGCCAGCACTGCTTCCAGTCTTTGCTCCAACTGCGAAGTTATCTTTATATGCCCTAGGGTTTTCTAAATAGTCCATAATACCGCAAGACTTTAAAAATGCTTGTGAAAAATAAATTGTAAAAAATTGATCAATAACTTTTTCAAAGGATCCTCTAACTTTATTTCCTCCAGGATTATTAATTACAATTTCATTTTTAGTAAATACTGTTTCTCCACTTTCTTCAAAAACCAAAACGCTACTTTCTTTTGGCTTAATAGTAATTGGAATACCTTTCTCCATAATTCTTGCCTTGTTATAAAAAGGTTCTTTTGAATCTCTAGAAATTGATGAAGACTGCCTAAATGTTGAATTAATAGATATGCCAGTTCCACGTACTACAGAGTTAATATTAAAAAGTCTTGCATCTGCATTTCCTACACGATACCATTCATATACGTGATGCAAGGCATCTGGATTCATTCTAGCGTTAGCATCAATATATCTTCGTAATGTCTCTATTGTTCCATCTGCTAAGTTTTTTAAAAAAATTGTCTTGCCTTGATTAATACCATCTAAAAATCCAGTAGAGTATCCTATAACATTATTCATCATAGCATTAAACTTATTATAGTCAAGCGTTACTCTCATTATTGAGCCGCCTGGTTCTCAGATCTACGTATAGTAAAAGAATAATAGTCTATATCGCCATAAGGAGCAAAATGAGGATCATAAGATGCAATTTCATATATAGTTCCACGACCAGATCTAGGGCCAGCACTTTCTTTATATATTAATTCACCAGAAGCACTTGAAATATTTGTAATTAAAATATTTGTCAATGCCTCTGTGTTGTTGTTTGATGTTACTCTTATGTCACCTTTTGTTCTGCCAACTAACATATCTTTATATTGTAAAAATACTGCGGGGGCTATTTCTCCAGTACCTTTTCTTGAAAAAGGCATAGCATTAAGAGCAATCTTTCTATCAAAAACCCAGTCTTTTTTTACTTCACCATAAGAACCTTGAGAAATTATTGGATAATATAAATCTGCTGTCATTGGAAAATATAGATCAGTTTCATTGCAGTTACCAGATGATAGGTATGCGCTCATTTAAATCACCCATGGCTTAGGTAATGTTGTTGTATATTTTTCTAATGCCTTGTCAACAAAAAGGTTTCCAGTTCCATCAAGATGTCTTGGATCCCACTTTATATTAAATTGATCTGTTTGATATGAATCAATGGATCTCTTAAAATATTCTAATTTCCCACAACGAATGTCATCCATTAATCTGATAGTAGCGTCACGAATGTCATTTGGTATAACACGATGACCTGTTTCATAAATAATTACATAGTCCCATCCTTCTGGAAACATAACTGTATTATTTGGTGCACTAAACTCTGGTGTATCTAAAGATGTATAGGCATTAAAAGAATCTGAAGCACTTGGTCTAAACCTTAATGGCTTTTTTTCTGAACGATCATATATTCCACCAGCATCTTTATATATTGCAGTTCTATCCTGTGTTATTCCATATGTATACTCACCAAGGTATGGTGGGTCTTGAGTTGAATCATATACTAATTCTGAGTTTTCATATACTTGTAAAATCTTATAGGCTAGATCCCATAGTGGTAAATAGTCAGTTCCTTGTCCAGTAACCTCTAATATACTCTTTTCAAATAAAAATCCTTTTGGTCCGACAATGCTATTAATTAATGTTCTAGCAAGAAGTTCATACTCCTCATACTCTGCAATTTCTGAAGCGGTAGAGACAAGATCTCTAACATCAACATACGGTCTAATTACATTTAATATATCCTGTACTACGACATCTCCAGTATCGTCCTCTGGGCTATCATAAACTAAAACTGCATAGTCTTGATCATACTTAACAAAGTCTCCAGTTAATGTATATGTTATTTTAGAGTTGGCATCTGATGTTAATGTTTCATTTGCCTCAATGGTTTTTGGAGAGTTTTCAATTGTAAAATAATATTCAGTATTTGGCTCAGGGACCGTATAGGTAATATCAATTGGGTATGGGGGCACTCTTCTAACTATCATTTGTTTTGGCTATACGCCTTCGCCACCTCGTCTGGAGTTGCAATTCTAACAGCCTTATGCCTTAACCACTTTTCAGCATTTTCTGAATTGACAATATTGTAGCCAATTTTAAGAGTTCCTACTTCATTCCAAAATAAATTCTTTTGAGAATAAAGTGCTACCTTGTCATCTGCTGCTGGGCTATTAGTTGTTTTTTCTACTTTTGACTTTGACATTAAAAATCCTCCTGCGTTTATTATACCAGAATGCTTATCTTATATAACTTATAAAATTATTTTGTTGTGGATTTTTTCCACCAGATGGAGTACCAGATGGATTTACAGCGTTAGGACCTGTTGTATCTCCAAATATTACATCTCCATTAATATTACCCAACGCATTATGCTGAGTGATCAATCCGCTTGGTCCCATAATAATTACACCGCCAACACTATTTATTGCTACTGCGCCTTGTGCATTTAGTGTTTCATTTGGGTTTGTATCTGAATATGACATTTATTCTCCTTATAAAGTTGAAAGGGGAGGCAGTTGTTACACTACCTCCCCCTCAAGGGTTCATTTAAGAACTATTTTTTAGGATTCTGCTGCTGCATCTGCGTAAGCAACTGCATCAAGTTCTTCCCATTGTACGCCGAATCGGACGAATACTGTGTATTCAATTGTGTCCTTCTTTGGCTTGTACTCACGGTTTACAGTGATGTCACGCTGGAAACCCCATACACGGTTCTGAGGGAATGTAAGATCTACATAGCCTGCAGGATAGTAAGGAACTTCCTGAACATCAATTCCGAGAACACGTGTTGTACGTGCTCCACCGAAAGTTTGTCCTGAACCATCAAGATATGCTTGACGGTTTGCTGGTGTGCCTGATGGACGATAAGCAAATGCTTCTGCTACTGCATCAGCAAGTGTACCGTTATGCTTGATAATTCCCTGGAATGCGTCAGTACCTGCATAGAACTTAAGATTGCTCTTAAGTGCACGATACTTACGTGGCATTGCCAAGATAATGTTCTGCATTACATCAGTTGTCCACTGGTTGCTTGTAACAGTCACGATTGACTCGTGTGCTCCTGAACCAGCAGTCTTTACACGGTTTACGAAACCATTCATAATTGAAAGGAAATCTCCAGTTGTACCATCACCGTTAATCGCTAGATCTTCAATGTCATTAGCAAATGCATTGGTCATCAAGCGTACGATGTGATCTTCTAGAGCACCTCCTTCAATATTGTCTTCAAGTGCTTCAGTAGATACTTCCCAATCAAGACGAATCTTCTTGGTTGTTAGTTCTACCTTAGTGAATGTAGCACCAGCGTTTGTGTAGTTATTTGAACCTTGCGCTGCTGCACGAATAACACGCTCACCAACGTTGACCTTCTCAAGTTCAATCGTATTGGCTCTCATAGTAACCTTACGACCATCCTGGGCGAGAACTGTTGCATCCCACACGTAGTCAATGAAACGACGAGCCTGCTCTGGCAATAGGATACCTCCTAGTGTACCAGTTGGGTTTACTGCGTTTGGTCCTGTGGTAACACCCATGTTTGCTGTTGGTGTGTTTCCAAGGATACCGCCTGCTGGAGTTGTAACTGAACCGATTCCGCCTGAAGCGAATGATCCTTCAGAGTTCAATTGACCTGCTGGTGAAGTTGAACCTGGATAGTTCTTTACAATCTCTGTGTTGTTCTGTTCCGACATATATTTCACCTCCTAAGTGATTTTATTAATTAAATAGGTCGGTTGATTTGAGGAAACGACCGCCCCATAGGGATTTTTGAACTGGCTGTTCTGCCAATTCCTGCACGATCTCGCCAAGATCGCCAGACTTGCGGAAAGCAGTATCGGATTCTACCTTATCTACTCGCTTTCCAAACTCATTAAAGTCATTCTTAATTGTTGCAACCTCATCTGCAACAGAAACAACTTTTGAATTAACAGATGTTACATCTTGAGTTACACCTGCTATTGATTTTGTTAGTTCAGCAACTTGATCATTAATTGATTTGATTGTTGCTGTTAGATCGCCAAAGGCATTATTAAGAGAGTCTTTGATATCTGCAACGGCTTTGACGATAGCCTCTTCTGGATTTACAGTATCAATGCTCTTTTCTGCTTCAGTTGTTTCTACAACCTCTGCAGATGATTCAGACTCTTCAACAACCGCTTCTTCTGCAGAAGCATCTGCTGGAGCATCTGCTGGAGCCTCTGGAGCAATCTCAACGTTTGATTCTTCAGTAACTACAGGAGTATCTTCTACTACTGCCTCTACGTTAGTATCTTCTGTCATTGGAATTACCTCCTTTGTCATCTTAATTGTCTTAATGCCTTTAGCACTATCAACTAAGAACTTTAACATATCGGTATTTTCTTTATCGCTTTTTTCAACGAAGCCGATATTCTTCATTTCTTTTCCTGTTGCTGGACTTACTGCTGACTCTTGTTCAGAAACTACAACAATTCCAGATTCTGAATCCCAAAAAACGTTTTCTAATTCTACTTCTGTAGCAGAACCTTTTAATACAGTTTGGCCATCGGCTTTTTCAATTGAAACAATACTTGCAAATTGATTTGCTGGGCTGTCTACTAAAGACAACTCAAATAAATCATAATCTTTAATAATTCTTATGCTCTTGTTTAACTCTTCATTAAACGCATCGTCCCAAGACTTGATGTTACCACCAATTGAAAAACCAGTATATGTTCCATCAAGGACTTTTTCCCATGCATCTTGTGCACCCTTTGAAATATATGCTGAAACAAAAACTCCAGAATAAAACTTTTTGCTGCTAGGATCAAAGTAACGGTCTTCTTTAAAAGATACCATCTTTCCTACTGCAGTTGGCTGATGCATTTCACGAATATTACCTCTAAAGTTTTTAAATGCAGCAACGCTTGCTTCTGTAGTAACAATGTCGTTTTGTTTATCAACATTATCTAATGTTGCAAAACCAGAGACTATGCGACGCTCAGTATCAACCTTGCTAAAAGGCATTGATATACGTACGTTTTCCTGTGAGGTCGTCCAGTGTGCTTTTTGTATATTCATAGCAATCCTATTATATCAAACATTTTATTGAACATCTCAACTATTGAGAAGATCTTCCCTCTCCCTTTGGATTTCTACCAGATAGTGTTGCTGGTGAATCGGAAGAGTTATTAACTCTTTCTGCATCCCTTGCTCTATTTTTTGCATTATTGGCATTAGAGTCTGCTGATGCTCTAGCAGTTAATTCTAGTGGTTCATCTCCATGAGGCACTTGTGGCAGATCTAAAATCTCACGAGCCTCATTTGGAAGCATAATTTGATTTTTGACATATCTTTCAAGAATTTGTGATTGTGCTATTTCATCAGTCAAAGTGAGTTCATTAAACTTTAACTCAATAATGTCTGTATATTCTTGAATTACCTTTGCTAACATTTTTTCTATTTTATGTTGCTCTGGCCTTGCAACTTGCTCTTTAAAAGTTCTATCCTGTGCAAGCGCTGAAGCAATTCCAGAATCCTGACCACCTAGTTTAGATATTGGAACTTGGTGTGCTACCAAAATATCATCACGGTTTTGCTTACGATATTCTTTGAAAGAGCCTTCTTGAATACCGTTTTCAATTGGCTCCATATTAAATTCTACTTTAGATGACTCTGTGTCTCCAGGCAGTGGAATATAAAGAGTTCTGTGTGACTGAGATTTAAGTCCAGTCTGTAAAAATCTAAACATCTTATCTTCTGCATCAGGAGAAAGTTTTGCACCTTTTAGAGTAATTATATATCTTGGAACTGCTTTGTTTTCAAAATAATCAATGTTATATTGAGAAGCCAATTGATCTCCAATTAATGAAGGCAGAGCAGCAATAATATCTGGTACACCATAATAAGTGTTTAGTGGTGAGTATTCCTTGAAATGTATAATTTCGTTTGGTCTAGGATCTGCTGTCAATGGATTCTTATTCTTTGCACCAAAGTTACGGAAGTAAACCAAACTTGGTCCTATGATCTGAACAAATCCATCACGAAGACGACGCACACGAACAGTTGTTGATGGTATATGTCCTATGTAACCAATTTCTCCATTAACTTTACGTCCAATTTCCATGTAGCCATTTCCAGTTGCCTGAACATCTGTATATATCTTTTCCATAATGTCAGTAAAACTCTCATCAGAGTTTAAACTTTCTAGCCAGTCTTTTGTTTCAATTTTAAGTCTTTCAATTCTTTTTCTTGCTCTTTCTACAGCAGCCTCATCAGTTGCTGATGATAACTTCATCATGGTTTTTGAATTCATTTCAAAACGATATCCAAGACCTACAACATTTTCTACCTTAGCATCAATAGCAGCATGGTTAGCAAAAGAAGTATCATAAAAGTTAGCAAGTTCATATAAATTATATGGAGGCGTAATTACATCAAAAATTCCATAACCGTTTCTATAAACAGTTCCTGGATTAATGGTTTTTGAGCCAGCACCATCTCCTACTTGAGATGCTCTAGCAGATGCTAAATAAGATTCTGTAGGTGCTGGAGATTGTGTAACAATTGCAGAACTATAAGTTTCAACTGCCTTGCTTACATTTCTAGCAGTTCGTCTTTTAAAATTTTGTTCTATGTTTAAAAGATTTTTTAAACTTTCCCAATCTTGATTAAATGGGTCACTCTTTTTAAAAATATTTTCTTTTTCCGATTGAGTGTTTAGTGATGCACTAACATACTCATATTCAAAATCTTCACTCATCTAAAACACCTTTTCCATATTTGTCTACTGTATCTTGTGCTGCTTTCCATGCTCCCAGGTCGTTCATTGATGGAATTAAACCAGATCTCAATCTTTCTACCTGCTCAGAATACTCTTCTTCTGATACCCTGTTTAGTCCAGGAACAAAAACAGCCTTACCATCACCAGGATCACCATAATACATGGCTGCTTCTTTTAATTTATTAATTTGATTAACATCACCTTTATTAGAAGGAATATTCAAAACAGAACCATTTCCATCAGTAAACCATCTACCATCAGCCTTTTTGTATACATAAAGACCCCAGTCATAATGCTTATCAATGACCTGACGACGAACATTTCCTACAATAGGCTTACCAGTTTTGGGGTTGATTAAAGGGTTTTTGTCCATATCCATAACCATAAGTATATCAGATTATACTGGAGTTTTGACAGCAGTTGACCAACCTACGTCGCCAAATATCTTAAACTTCTCTGGATCTACCAAAATACCTTCTGTAGAGTCATCAAAAATAATCTTATTTGTTCCAACATATCTAGCATAGATATCCGATGGGTCAATATCGTAAACATTTGACACATCTAAAATAAATACGTTATCCCAAATAAATGAATTTTCCCAATAATCCCATGTTCCAGATGCACTAACAGCAGACCATGAATTGTTTGTAACTCTTTGCTCCAACTCTAGGTTTGTTGCAACAGAGAAGGATACGTTATTATATGTCATTGGGCCATTCAAAGAAATAAATCCAGAGTACTCAGAAAAGTCAACAAGTTCAGTAAATGCTATACCAAGACAGTACCACTCTTCATTTATTAGATATGGACTATCCACAAGTTGACCATTTATATGATACTGGAATGATGTTTCTATGGCATCCGTTTCTCTATTTTTTGCATAAATATATCCTCGTTGGGTACTACTATCACCAACTAAATAAAAATCAAAATCTCCGTTTTTATGTGAAATACTAAAGACTCTCATTTCAACATTAGGGAATTCTAAACCTGCAAATTTAACCCATAGTTGTAAAGAACTGATATTAAAGTTTAATTCTTTTTCTTTGTTTACTGGTATCAAAATACCACGGTCAAGGTTAGGAGAAAATTCTCCCTTCATTCTCCATCCACTATGTCGTGTTAAGAATAGATGTGGGGTTGAGTCTTTATAGACTTCAATTGGGTTTTCTCCCTTATAGTCATAAAACAAACCAGTTTTGTGATATGGGAAAATTGGTACACCATATTTTGTACCAATCTCTGTAAGACTGGTTCTTTCATATACTTGAGACGCCAACTCTAAGTCTCTAAGCCTTATTGGATTGTGGATTATTCCATCAATCTTAAATTCTATATGTGATACCAATGCTAGATCATTAAAGTCTACATCAGTTAAATCATTATATTTTTTAGGTGGATAAATAATAGTTCCATCTACTACCTCAAAAGCAGTATCTTCCCAAGGCGTGGTAACTGCATCAGTATCTAAGACTCCGCTTACTCTTGGAACGTCAAAGTTTGTAAAATTAACTAAATTTTCATTAGCCCCATTAATAATTTTTTGAAAAGATACAAATGTTCTTACACTAGCAGTAGACGTATCGTAGTAATAATACTTAATAGAGTTTTGAGACATATCTTCATAATCATCCCAAGTTGTATAATATGAGTTTGCCAAGTCTTCATATGTCAATATATCTGGGTTACTAAATTCATTTAATAAATCCTGATACGACCAAGAGGATACTGACTCTATTGCGCTAGTTTCTATTGGTTCTGGATAGTCAACATTGAACTGTATTTGATCTAAATCGTAATGCTGCTCTTCTTCATAGTCTCTTACATATTTAGCAAAATATGACAATGGAACGTAGTCTTCCCAATACCCCGCTATTGCTATATCAGCAAAAAATGTTCCATATTTTTGAATAGGTACTAAAGTATAGTTTGATGTGTGAGATAAAATATTAGAAGAATTAGAGTATAAGAAAATGCCATTATCATTATAAAGTGCTTTAACTTTATTATTATTGTATAAGGCATCAAATCCGAATTTGTAAATGTATCCAGTAAAGGTATTAGTTGTGTCTCCCCCTAAATAAACAGAAACATTAAACTGATCAGACAACAATTTATTTATTCCAAGTACGTTTTGCTTTGCAAAATTTGTTAGGTTTATACCTGCAACAAACTTAGTGTTTATTGTTAATGTATCTGTTTTTAGTATTGTTTCTACTCCAGAAATATTTACAATATATTTTAATGTTGCTCCATCAACCTTAACAAGTAAATAGTCATTAGTAATATTATTAATTGCTTTAATTAATACTTGATTGTTTATTGCAGTATTGGTTAATTCAAATAATCCATAAAATGATTCTACGTTATCATTTAATGTAGCAAGTTTGTCAAAATATATATAACATGTTTCAGAGTTCCAAGAAACGTCTGGCCTGAACCAAAATGCTTTATCTGTAAAAGCAGACTCTGCAGTTTGCATATTGTCATACCAAGTCTGTTGATTTTTAGATCCTAAATAAAATGTTGGCAAACTATATTCTGGCAACTCAAGAGATGTAGTATTTGCCAATACATTGCTGTAATATCCCTGTCTAAAATTTGCAAAATTTGGATAGTTATAATTTACTGCATAATCAGAAAAACTATAATCTGCGTATGCTGTTGTAGAATTTAAAAATGAATTTTGTAGTTCTGGTGGGGTTACGCCTTGGCCCCAAACAAACCTTCTCTTTGCAACTTCATTTGGGACTGGGTATGAATAAAGAGCAAAAGAATCTACGCTAAATGGTTGAGTATCTGCATAGGCATAAAAGCCTAACCAGTTTCTATTTTTAACGCCATTAAATTCACTTGGATATGATACGTCTGAATCTATAAAAGGAATATTAATAACTTCTTCTCCATTTACAAGTACAGTAACATTATCACGAATTAGTCTAACATGAATAAGCATTGGACGATACCACTCGCCAACAAAGTATGATGCAAATTTTTTACCTATAACAAAAGTTAAAAATCCACCTTCTATATAAAGACCATCTGTTCCAGAAATTGGACCAAAAATTCTTCGTGGAGTTGATGCATCTGAGTTAACAGATATCCACATCTCAGCAGTATATTCATTATATTTTCCAGATTGATTTAAAAACCCATATCCTGGAAAAATTAAAGATGGGTAAGTGGTTCCCCCAACTACATTTGGATATATCTTTGTTACATTAGAAGAACCATAAACTAACGGGACTCCAAAGTTTTTTGCAAATGGTTTTGCATCTCCTACAACATAATATCCCGTCTTTGAACTTGAACCATATGCTGGGGCATCAATAACTTTTAATGTGCTTGGTAAATCAATTGATGATGAAATTGTTGAACCAGTTGTGCCCAAAGATATGTGTGTAAAATCTTCAGACCATTGTCCTAAACTTAAGCCATTTATATAAAAATCATAATCTCCAGCAGATCCTGCATTGCTATTTATGGTTCTAAACATCATTTTAACATTTGTTGATCCTACAGGTGGTTGCTCAAAAGTTTTTGCAAAATGTATCCATTGATCAACATTAAAAGCATTTATATCAATTATTTCTTCAACATAATAGGTTAAACCACTAACTGAGTCATCGTACTGATATCCAAAAGCAAATGAATCTACGAATCCACCATCAACATACAAATAACCAGAAATACAAAAGTTGGATAGAGATGAATCCATAGATGCCGTTGGCAATGCAAATACGCTTTTACCAACTATGCGTCTTTTTGCCAAACCGTTTTGTAATGTCGCAGTTCCTATTGTTTGACTAAGAACAGTAAACTGAGTTGATGATGCTGTAGCAATTATTGCATTTGATAAATTTAAACTTGCACCACTAGTAATAGTTAGCCCAGTAATATCAACTAGTTGGCCAGCAGAAAAAGTATTTGCTGCAGTATATGTTATTTGAGTTCCATCTCCGACAGCATTTGTTATAGTTGCAGTTACGTTAACTGCTCCAGATATTTTTGTAGTTACTGAATTAGAAAAAGGAACTTCTGCTGGTGGACTACTTTCCAATGTGGCGGTTGCACCTGTAACTGTCCATTGCCCACCAGTATATATTTGCCTATTTGAATCAGTAATTAAAGAGATATAGTCTACCTGCTCATTGAGCATCCATACGGCAATTGGATGTTCTGCAATTACTTTTTCTACGTATAGATTTGATAAAACAGTCATAGTATCTCCTACACTATTTTACCATAGCCGTTTTATTTTATTTTAATCTCACAGGCATCTGTTGTGCAATACATTTCTCCCTGAGCCTCTAGATTTTCTACACCGTTGTAAATAGCATCAAAGTTAATCTTTGATATTTGACCAATGTAGGACTCGTACTCTTCTTTTGTAATTTGAGTATAAGGCTGCTGCGGATAAGTATGATTTCCCATAGGCAAGAATGAAACTGCCTTTAACTGTCCTTCATACATATGTAGTGCTGGAGCAATATTTTTTGTTTCAGTTTCTTTATCAAAAGATAATGTTACAGAAACACCATTGTCAGACCAATACTTCTGTGCTGTAGCAGCAAGGCCAATCTTTTCAAATAATGTTACATCTTTTTCAGATCTTGGATGTCCAGAGTGTACTGGAAAGTATACGACCTGTGTATTTGCAGATACTAGATCTTTTTCAATCTTATACCCTGCTGCTTTAAATAAATGAAGCATTGGATCTGTTTCGCCAAAGCGAATAGCACGAAGGAAGTAATCTCCTCCTGGTGCCCAGTGAACTCCAGGGGTGGCGCCAGAAAGAATAGACACAGAACCTGATGGCTTAACAGTTGTTACACGAATTGATTCACGAACACATAGCCACTCAGAATATGAGTGATCGTATTTACGAATTGTTTTGTAACCTTCATCCATCCATTCACGAACTGTAGGCAACCCCTTTTGATCAGCAAACGATGCAATGCCAGTTAGAGATGTTCCAATACGGCGATTACGTTGCATAATTCCGTTTGTTTGCTGCCAGTGTGTTGGCATCAAAGTTACAGTCTTTCCATAAAGATATGCAAACTTCAACGTCTTGAGGAAGTCCTCCTTGGATTCATGACGATTTAAATGTACTTCTACAAGTGTACATAATTCGTATGACTCCAATGGCTGCTCCGCACAAGGGTTGAATCCCATAACACGATAATCTTTTCCATCTGCTGGATCTGCAAGACGACCATAGTTACGAGCAACATCAAGCCAAATAAATCCTGGCTCTCCATTGTCAGCAATAAGATCAACATAGTCTTCATATCTTGTTCCTACTTCAGCAGCAATAGAGTTATTAGACATCCAAGCCCATCCTGGATTTTCTGGATCATATGAGTTGCGATCTGGGAATACCTCTGCATTTTTAAGATTCATAAAATCTTTATCTTCTGCTCCACCTAGAGCAAGTGTTGCAGAACGACGAACATTTCCAGAAACAACGCATGTTCCAATTAGATTAATGATGTCTACAATTGCACGAGAATCAAGCGTTTCTCCAGCCCTAGAGCCAATAACTTTACGAATCCGTGTATGGAGATCAATAAGTGGCTGTGGACCGCTTGCAACGCCTCCAAAGCCTTTTATGGGTGCTCCTAGAGGGCGGATAAGGTCATAGTTGAACAACTGAATATTTTGATTAGGACGAAGGTATGAATTTAAAAGCATCCTTACAGACTCTACCCAGCCTTCACGAGTATCTGGAATATCATATGTTATTTCTGGTTCAGTTGGGGCATAAATTAAAAACTTTTTATCTTGTCCAACAGTATCAAATCCTACTCCAATACCCAACATTAATGCATCCATTACCCATGCAAATAATGCACCTGGATCATTTTTATCTAAGTCTTTTGTGGATACCATTGCACAGTTTTGAAGAGATGCTGAGTTACGCTTCTCCATAGTCATGGGGGTACCGAAAGCCCATAGGCCACGTCCTGGTGGTGTCCACTTCAAATTAAACATACGATCAAAAGCCTCTTGTGCAGACTTCTGAGCCTTATTATCATTCCAAGGCAAACGATTTTCTTTAGCATGGTTCTTTTGAACCGAATACATACCTTCAATTACACGACGACAAACTTCATGCCATTTTTCTTTTGTTCCATCCTCCTTCATGCGAGAGTATGTTCTAATAAATGTAATCTCTCCTAAAGAGTTACCTCCAGCATCCATAAAACCAAATGGAGCCTGAACATCCTCGTATTTAGAAACAAAATCGTCTAATAGACGAAAAGAAAAGAAATCTGACATATTTAAAGCACTGCCTTTCAAAGTTGAATTTTATAATAGAGTACTTTAACTTTTTCAAAGTACTGTCTAAGTATATCACTAAATTTTATCAATTTCAAGTTCAAACAAAAAGCCTACACCTTTAGTGTAGGTGTAGGACTTTAAGTTTTTATAAGTTCTGTATTTTAGAATATATGATTACTCTGCTTTAGGCAAAGCACTCAATTCATCCTTATGAACTTTAATAGCAGCCTCAAGAATTTCTAGATTCTTCTTGATTTGCTCTACCTGATCTCCTTGATCAAGAGTCTCTGCTGTTTTTAGATTAAGCGAATGCTGATATGCCTCTGCAGCAAACTGAGTAATTCTCTGCTGCAAAATCTCAGCCTTTTGTTCATTTGTGAGTACTGAATCAAAGTCAATTGACATTTTTTCTCCTTTTGTTAGTTACTCTATTTATAGTATAGCATAAAAGTCTTATGCTACCAAATCGCCAGTCAAAATCCAAACATCTGTAGCGCCAGTAGTTCTTTTAATTAATGTTGCTGTAGACCATTGAGTACGTAATTTTAATCCTGGGGTACCATTTATAGTAACGCTGGCTCCTGCTGCTACCGTTGTTTGCCCCGCACCAGTTTGAATAATAGTAATTTGAGCACCAGTAGCAACTGTGCTGAGATTTGGAACAGTTACAGTATTTGCTCCAGCGTTGTTCATTTCTATGATTTTTCCAGAATCTGATGCCTGTACAGAATAAGAGGCTGCTGTTTGTGCATTAGTTACATATGGAATATCTAGAATGGCTGAGTTTAATCCAGTAATACGCCCATCAGTTGCTATTCTTAAACGTTCTAAAACGCTTATTGCAGAAGTTGTTGTAGTTCCAGTACCAAACGATAAACCACCCTGGTTTGATCCAGCACTTCCATTGAATTGAATATATGCCATCCATGTAGCATCAACTTTTTGTTGTAATCTATAACCAGCAGTTGTCCAATCAGAACCATTTGCTGTTCTTGTATTTGTAAATTCTAAATTATCAACGTTTGCAGAAGTTGATGTTAATCTGAATATTTGTGATTGATTTCCTGATGTTGCCCCTAATGCTGCTCCAGTTACATCAAGTCTAAATGTTGGAGTCATTGAAATGCCAACACTGCCTCCTGAAGGCTGTAAAAGTAAATTATAAGCAGTTGCAGTGCCATCTGTTCTTTGAACTTGTAGCCAAGCATCTCCAGTAGCAGCAACTCCAGATAATAAACCGTAGGCTGTATCATTATTACTTATATATAATGCTCCAGAAGCAGTTCCAAGTGTTGGAGAAGGTGATGTAGTAGCAGATGATGTTTGTAGTCTTACTTTTGGATTAGTTATTCCAATACCAATATTGGCGTTTGTATCAACTCTTAATGCTACACTTGTACGATTTTGTAATGTTATATCGTTTGTTCCATTATCTAAAGAATCTGTATACCAAATCCAAGTCCAATCTGGATTGTTGCGATTAGCCATTTTCCATGATACACGAGTTGATCCAGAAGTAGCAGTATTATAAAATCTAAATGTTTGCTCACCTGCACCCTGCATTATAAAGTTTGGATTAGAGCCACCAACTCTGTCAATGGTGAATACACTAGTTGAAGTTAAACCATTTGTAAAAGTGGCAGAGCCACTAAAAACAGCATTTCCACGAACACCAAAATCGTTATCAACTGCTACTGTAGGAAGAAATACAGTATCGTTAGTAGACGTATACCTTGTTTGCTCTTTAGTAAGAGGCATTTATTCCTCCTTCATTATGCCTGTGCTTCAGTCCAACCTAGTCGTCCGAATACTGTTGCATTTGATGCACCTAGATTACGTACAACAATTGTCATTGTGTCTGGACCATCAGGGTAGATCTGAGAGTTTGCTGCTGTTCCACCGCCACCCAAAATTGAGTTACCCAAATCACGAACGGTAGTTAGATCAAGACGGTCTGTACCCTGTACGAAGAAACCTCCAGCAACCTCACCACCAGATACTGTAGTAGTTCCACCAGCATATGATGCAATCTGTGCTAGAGATGAATTCTGTATTGCTGCTCCAGCAACAGCATTTGTCCATGACGTTGCTGTTGAAGGGGTACCATTAAGAACTGCTGTAACTAGAAGTGGTTGTGCTGTTCCAGTAAATGTTAGACCAAATGAGTTTAGTTTTAACTGCATACGGTTTACTACTTCACGAGCACCAAAAGCACCAATTTGTCCGTTATCAGCAGAAGGTGCTACACGAATTGACATAAGTGCATATGACTGTCCTGCTGGAATTGTTGTCACGGTAGTAGTACCAAATGTAAAGACAAGTGACTTATCATCATCAAATCGTCCATCCATAATTGCTGCAGTACCCCAGTGAGAAATACTTGGAGCAAATGTTGGATATGCTAATTCTACTACAGTTGGAGCAGTTGCAGAGAATGTAAATGTCTGCGCTGTTGTTGCTCCAATTGATGAGAATATAAGTTGTGGGTTAGCAATAGTTACCGCTTCATTTAATGTAATTGTAGATCCAGCAACTGCTGTAACAAAAGTTCCTTCTGGAACTGGATTTGGGTTAGTTGAAGAATGTACTCTTTGTCCAACCTGAATACCAGTTGCTGTTGTGACTGTTCCTGATACAGACCCAGAAGACCAAGTTGTTGCAGTTCCACCTACTGCTGATCCTGCAGCAGTACGAGTTACTCCAGTAAACGATGTTGCAGTTTTACCAGAATAACTTACACCTTCATATGTAGAGCCATTACGAATGATAAGAACACCACTTGATGGGAATAGCGATGTATCTCTTACGTTAATGGTAGTATCACCAGATGCAACTGTTGCAGTTGTTTGAGTATATGGCGATTCATTAACTGTTTCATAACGAGCAGGAAGGTTTCCTGAACGCATATATGCTTCTGAGTTAACATTGTTATTTGGTAGTTTGTGACAGTAGATAACGTCACCTTCAGGACCTCTTACTCCCCAACGAATAAATCCTGCACCATACCAAGAGTAATCAATGTAAAACATTTGCATTCTAGAAAGATTAATATTATATCCAGAAGGACCAGTTCCATCTAATTTATCAAGATTAAATGCTGATTGTGCAATACGAGTTTCAACCATTTTTGTCATAGTTCCGTAGGTTACGTTAGATGCACCACGATATGATGGGCTAATTGTCATAGATGTATCAGATGCAATATCTATAACTCTGTATGCTTGCCCTCTAATTACTACCCAGTCTCCTACGACCAACTGTTTTGCAAATCCTGTTGGGAATGTAGCATCTGTTTGAGTAACCGTATTTGATCCAGCATTTACAGAAATACGTCCACCTAGTTGAAATACCGAAGAGCGACGAACTGCATAAAGAGTTTGTCCATCATATTCCCAGAAAAGACCATTTTGCTGATCAAAAACACCTAAACGATTTTTAGCACCAAACCATGAATTGACAGAAACTACTGGATCTCCAGATGCAGGTGATGCAGATGGAGTAGATAGTGCCGTATATGTAAATGTATTAAATCTTGGACATGATACAACTGTAAATGTTCCATTGTATGCTGTTTCAGTTGCACCTGCAACAGTAATAGAAACTCCTGGCTGCATGCCATGTGCTTCACGAGTTGTTACTGTTACCGTTGTACCAGATGAAGTAATTTGATCTACAGTTGCATATGGTCTTAGAATTGTTCCTGAAGACATTTGTAAACCTTTACCAGACTGGTAACGGAAATAACGTCGTGTTTGACGTGATTGAGATACGTTATTTGAAGAACTATATGTACCAAACAAAACACCACCATCAAATGGTCTATGAACAACCTGTGATTGTGGTCTTACATAAATTTCAGCAGCACCTGTCAAAGATGCTGGATTACCAACTGCAGGGTTTGCATAATAGGCAAATACTGTTGGTGATGTTACCTGCGCTACATAGAAATTACCATTTGGTGGATTAGTTCCAGTAATACCACGAACTGCAATTTCATTTCCTGGCATTAGTCCATGAGGAACAGTCGTTGTAACACCAACTCTTAAATCTGTACCAGTTACAGAAAGTGTTGCGTTGCCACCAATTCTTGCGCCAGTATAAAGTGTTCCAGCAGATACAACTGTTTTAGATGCATCAAATAATGCTGTAATTGATGTGTAGTTAACAGAACGTGCTGTATAGGTAAAGTTTACACCAGCAGAAACTGTTTCAACAATAAAATTACCGTTAGCAAAAGGTAGATTTGTATCACGAACAATAATTGGTGTTCCAACTGCTGGAGGTGTTGTTGTTGCAACTGTAACAATACGTGCACCAGCAGACATTGTAATTGCTGTTACGTTTGTTAATGGCACTTGGTTATCATAAGCAAATGGTCTATTGTTTACAAGAGAAATATTTTCCCATTTAGTAGTCTGTGGACCATATTCAAAGTCAGTATCAATAAGTGATTGTGGTTGAGAAACACGCATCTTATTTACTGGATCAAGAATTGTTTCAGCAGGAATCATCTGCTCAACATACTCATCAATTACGATAGATAATTTGTCTGTATTAGACATTGCAGCAGTGTTATAGTTGAGGACAATGGTAGTTGTAGCGTTAGCACCAGTAGAGGAGGTTGTATAGGAAGTTGCTTTTAATGACGGATCAGAAAAATTAAATATAACCTGACCTCTCGTTACGTTGGTAATTAAAATTAAACTTTCTTGTGGTATATATTTATTAACTACCACCGTTTTTGTTGAAGCGGTAAATGTATATCCGCCTTCTGTTAATACTTTTCTTGCCATTTTATCCTCCTAGTAATATATCCACTGCTTTGAATGAATATGACCTTCCTTCAGTTTGTGTTGCTGGCCCTGGCATTATTCTAGCATCAAATCTAGATCCTGCTGGTACCGCCTCAGAGAAAGCCAGATATCCTTCGCTGTCAACCATAAATCCTTCTCTTGGTAGTGGGCTTTGCCAGACATATTCTGGAAAGTCCACATATTGAATTATACCATTAATTGTAAGAAGTAGACGCAAAGGATTTGTAATACTTTGAGTCACTCCCTGATGTGTTGGTAAAAATCTATTTTCTGTGTCATCAAAATATACACTAATATCATCAAGTGGGATAATTGCAGGGACACCACCTGCAAGTACTGAATCTACATATGCCTTATTGACTGCATCTGTATTATTTGTAGGGGAAGGCACTGTAGGAGAGGCAGAAAATGTTGCAGTTCCAGAAACCGAAATTGAATTTAATGTAGACAATCCAGATACTGACAGAGAAGTTAATGTACCCAAAGATGTTAGGCTTGAAAATACAACATTTGATGCAAGAGTAGTTCCAGTCAAAGTTCCTGCTGCTGCAATTACAGAAGTTGTAACAGATCCATCTGCCATCAAGTATTGTGCTGAAGTACCACCAGATTTAACAAATGAGTTTGCAGTTAATGCACCTGCACCAGAAAGAGATGATATTAATGTTTGTCCTGCATACCACTTATATCCTGATGAAGCGCCATCAACGCTAAACCACATATTGCTTGCTTCAATACCTATTGCAAAATCAACTGTAGACGCACCTACGTTTGGCCACAAATTAATTTTTGTTCCAACAGATCTGGTTGTAAATGATGGACCAGCAACACCATTTTGATTAAAATCAATTCTATTGCCTGTAGCACCATTTAAATAAATTTGACCTGCGCCATTTCCTGTATTATTTGCAAGTGTAGACTGAAGTTGTGCAGTTAATGTCGCACCAGCAAGTGATGGATTTGTTGCAAGTACTACGTTGCCAGAACCAGTAGTTGCTAACCATGAAGGTGCACCTGCTGCACCACCAGTAACTGTTTCTTGTAAAATATAAACTCCATTAGTTGTCCCAGCATTAGCAAGCCTTGTAGAAGTTCCAGAAGCAGCGCCATAAACCATATCTCCAAGAGTAGTCATTGGATTAGTAAATGGTGAAACCCATGTATATCCATTTGCTGTTCCATTAACCGCTAGAACCTGGTTTGCTGAACCTATAGAAATATATGACGTAGTTCCAGATGCAGATTGATAAGGAATTGAGTTAACTGTAGTTCCAGAAAGATTAGTTGCTGTTCCTACAGACAATGAAGATTGATTTGACCATGTTGGTGCACCGCTAGTATTAGCAGTTAAAACTTGTCCTGTAGTACCTGCAGCAGTTGAAGCATATCCTGTTGTAGATGCTGCATAAATTACTCCCCATTGTGTTGGGGCTGTTCCAGTTCCAGTTCCACCCTTTGATATAGCAAGAGTAGTAATTGCTGGCTCATAGGCTGTAGAGGCAGTAAATGCTGCTGATCCTAGTGTACCTCCAGCACCTATATTTAATGTGCTTCCATCAGTTCCAGAAAGTGTTAAAGTATTTGAAACAGTTAAAGTCTTTGATGTTGTACCTCCAGCAATTGAAAAACCAGTTGCTAGAGCGCTTGGTGTAATTCCAAGAACTGCAGTTGCAGAAAGAACCTGGGTGTTATTAATTTTGAAAACTTTGCTTGATGCAAGATTCCAATGCTCTGAAGAAGTCCAGTTTGTATTTGTACTGTCCCAAATTATGCTCTTATCAGTAGCACCCTTTAATGTTATACCGCCACCGTTAGCAGTTGTATTTGTTGCACCAGTTGTAGTTATATTTGTTATTGTTCCTGCAGTTGGAGTTGTACCACCAGTTGCTGTATAGGTTATAGATGTATTACTTACAATAGACGCTACTATATATGTTCCTCCAGCGCCTAGAGAACCAGTTCCATTTGTTGCGGATATAGCAGATCCAACGACTAGACCAGCAACAGATGACATTCCAGTAATTGTGGCTGTCCAAGGACCTGTGCCTGTAATTGAACCTACTGTGCCAGTAGTTGAAACTGTTGCAGAAGGTACTGAGCCAAGTTCAAGATTTTTATCATCAACAGTAATTGTATTTGAGTTAACAGTTGTTAAGGTACCGTTTACAGTTAAGTCTCCACCAACAGTTAGATTACCACTTGTTGTTGTATTACCATTAAGAGCAATTGTGCTTGTAGCACCAGAAGAAGAACCTATGGTAATTGCTGTTGTTCCAGAGGTTGAAGAAGTTCCAATATTAATTGTTTTATTTACAGTTCCAGCACCTGTAGCAATTGCAACAGTTCCATTAAATGCTGTACCAGTAGCAATATTTATACCGCCAGTTGTAAGCGCACCACCCATTGATATTGATCCAGTTGTTAAAGTGGTATTCCAAAGTGCTGCTGCTATTGCTGCACCTGAAACGTTGATTGTATCAATAGTTGGAGTAGTAATTGTTGGAGAAGTTGCTAAAACATTATTTCCAGTGCCAGTGCTTACTAGCCAAGATGGTGCTGCTGCTGCTCCACCAGAAACAGTTTGCTGTAAGACATAAGTTCCGTTGGTTGTTCCAGCATTTGCGAGTCTTGTTGCTGCTCCAGATGCTCCTCCATAAATCATATCTCCAAGAGCAGTCATTAATGTTGAAGAAATATATGCTGTTGAAGCAGTGTAGGCTGCAGAACCTAATGTTCCTCCTGCTCCAATATTTAATGTTGATCCATCAGTACCAGACAAAGTTAAAGTATTTTGAACTGAGAATGTTTTAGCATTTGTTAAAGTAAAAGTACCAGTTGTGCTTGTAAGTGTTAAACCATTATAAGATTTTCCAGTTAGTGCTGATGGCAAATCCCCGTCTGCAATTGATCCCCATGCTGGCGCAGCAGATGTTGTGCCATTTCCAGTTTGAACCAAAAATTGTTTTGTAGCAGTTATATTTCCTGCTAAACGTGTAAGTGTTCCTGGGGTTCCTGTAGCAGACGCATAAATAATATCTCCAATTGTAGTAGTTGGGTTTATTGCTAAAGTTCCGCTAGTTGGCAGTGTTAAACTTGTATTTGCAGTTGCTGTAAATGTTTGAGTAAATGCTCCAGCATGAGTTACTGTTCCTGCAATATCAAGGTTTCCTGCTAATTTTATTGTTCTAGCAGCGTTTACCATATCAATGGTTAATGTACGTCCTGCAGTTAATGCTGTTGATGATGTAGCAGCAATAGTTACGTCAAAGGCTGCAGATGTATCTCTAATTCCAAGTGATGTTAATCCTGTATGAGTACCGCCAGCAATGCTTGGGCTAGTTGCTAAAACAACATTTCCAGATCCTGTTGAAGAAGTAAACGATGTAGTAGTATTAGCAGTTCCATTACCAGTTGATGTTAAAAATGCTGGCTGAGTTGCTGTATTACCTGCAAGTCTTGCAAGTGTTCCTGGTGTACCTGTAGCAGATGCATAAATAACATCACCAATAGTTGTTGTAACGTTTGCAGCCAAGGTACCTGAAGTAGGCAATGTAACAGAAGTTGCTCCAGTTGTAGTAATAGTTGTATTATTAGCACCAGAAAATGCGATAGTAGCAGCAGGTATTGTTAATGTTCCTGTAGTTGTTGAAACTGTTAAACCACTAATTGTTTTATTGGTCAAAGCCTGTGATGTAGAAAGATCTACAAGTGTTACTGTGCCTGCAGGTATTGTTGCATTTGTTGTATTTGTAGTAGTAAGTGTTAACGCAAAAGCACCTGATGTTGTAAATGACGATGCTGTAGTTAAAGCACCTCCAACAGTTATATTACCAGCCAAAGAAATTGTTCTTGCAGCATTTTGCATATTAAGTGTTAAAGCACGTCCTGCGCTCAAGGCTGGAGAAGAGGTTGCTGCTATTGTCACGTCAAATGCTGCTGAAGTATCACGAATAGCAAGTGTTGTAAGACCTGAAATGCTTCCACCAGAAATAGTTGGTGATGTAGCCAATACAACGTTTCCTGAACCTGTTGAGGATGTAAAAGATGTGGTTGTATTAGCAGTACCGTTTCCAGTTGATGTTAGGAATGATGGCTGTGTAGCAGTATTACCTGCAAGACGTGTTAAAGTTCCAGGTGTTCCTGTTGCTGATGCATAAATGATATCGCCAATAGTTGTAGTTGGGTTTAATGCAACAGTACCGCCAGAAGATGGCAATGTGTAAGTCTGACCATTTGTACCGCTAATAGTATAAGCAGCACCTCCAGCAAATGTAACTGCTACTGCTGTAGTACCGCCAGAAAGTGTATATCCTGTTGCATTGATGGTTGGTGTCAAACCTAATACTGAAGTATTAGAAAGAACTGATACGTTGTTAATTTTAAATGTATTGCCAGAAGTTATATTCCATGGTTGATTTGATGTCCAGTTGCCATTTGCTGCATCCCAAGTAATGGTTTTATCTGTTGTTCCCTTTAATGTTATACCACCACCATCTGCTGTTGTATTAGTTGGCCCACCACTTGTAATATTTGTAATAGTACCAGCAACTGGTGTTGTTCCTCCTGTTGCGGTATAAGTAATTGATGTTTGGCTAACTATAGATGCAACTACGTATGTACCGCCTGCTCCAAGTGATCCCACTCCATTTGTTGCTGTAATTGCAGATCCTACTACTAAATTAGCAGTATCTGTCATTCCAGTTATAGTTGCTGTCCAAGGCCCAGTTCCTGTAATTGATCCAACCGTACCAGTTGTGGACACTACTTCAGCAACAACTCCACCAAGTTCTAAGTTCTTATCATCAACAGTTAGAGTGTTAGTATTAATACTTGTTAAAATTCCATTAACAGTTAAGTCTCCTCCGACTGTAACATTTCCTGTTGTGGTAAGTGTTCCAGTTACTGTTGTTGCTCCATTAATTCCAACGGTGCTTGTTGCTCCAGAGGTTGATCCTATTGTGATAGCAGTAGTTCCAGATGTTGCAGAAGTTCCAATATTTACAGTCTTATTTCCAGTACCTGCACCAGAAGCAATATTAACTGAACCAGCAGCAAGAGCAGTGCCATTTGCAATGTTTACTGAACCAGTTGTTAATGCTCCACCCATTGAAATAGAGCCAGTGGTAAGAGTTGTATTCCAAAGAGCAGCAGCAACTGAAGCACCAGATACGTTTATCGTATCAATTGTAGGTGTTGTTAATGTTGGAGATGTGCCAAATGAAGTAAGAGATGAAGCAGTTACACCAGAAGGCAGGGTACCAGAAAATGCAGGAACACCAGAACCATTTGTAACAAGAACTTGGTTATTTGCAGTAGTTATTTCACCAATAGTATTTGCTGCAGATGAATATAAAATTTGATTAGCAGTAGTTGTAGCAGGATAAGTTGCAGTAGACCATGTTGGGGCTGCAGCACCTGCAGATCTTAAAATTTGACCAGCACTACCAGCAGCAGAAATTGCAAGGGCAGACGCAGTTGAATAAACTACACCACCATTTACAGCAGTAAGAGATGCATTTGTACCACCATCTGCTAAGGTTACATCTGTTCCGCCTGATACATAAACAGTACCTGCAACGTCTTGGAATGTTACAGTTTTTGCAGTGGTAAATGCTGTTGCAAAGGTACCAGTAATATTAGTTGTGCCACCAATGTCAAACTGTAATCTCTTTGTAGCATCTGCAACGTCAACAATAAATGTAGTTGAATCAGAAAGAGATTTATTAGTAAGTGTTTGTGTTGCTGTAGTACCTACAATGTTTTGACTTGTAGATGGAAATGTCATTGTTGTTGAATCTGTACCTGCTAAGGTAAGAGTATTACTAAGAGTAAGTGTTTTACTTGTAGTACCGCCAGCAATTGTAAACCCAGTTGCTGCTGAAGTTAGGGTTAGTCCATTAAATGTTAATCCCGTTACTGCTCCAGATATGGCTGCTGCACCAACCACATCAAGTTTTACAGAGGCAGTAGTTTTTCCAATTGCTACGTTGCCATTTGTATCAATAACAAATGCAGAGGTATCTGGATTTGATGCATCCTCAACAACAAGGGCATTACCAGCACCAGACTGAGTTATTCGCACTGCGTCAGTAGCAGAGTTAACATTAAAAATATTTGATTGTGTAAATATATTGCTTAAATTTTTATCAGGCTTTAAAAATAATACATCCTCTAATTGTTCTGCCAATAACTGAACATCTCCGTGAACGTTAACTGGATCACTTGAGAGTGGATATGGAATAAGATATATAGGAGTTAAGCCTGATGCCATAGTGTTTCTATTATAGCATGCTAAAAGATTTTTTAGTTTTTTATTAAAAAGCCCATTTGACAATAACATTTTTAGGTGTTATACTATTCATAGACACCTAACAAGGTGTTATTGTTTTCTAAGGAGGAAACTATGAAGAATGATCAAAAATTTTTAATAGGGGTACTCGCATTTGTCTTTACTTTCACTTTGGTGTCTAATAAGGCTAATGCTCTGTCTGATGAAAATAACTTAAGTAAACAGGCTGTTTCTGAATCTACCGCCCCAAAGGCGGTTTTTTTGGTATCTAAGCCCAAATCATTACTTAAGGTAAAAAAGGACATGAACGTTTTACATAAATATCAAAATGCAACCTATCTATCTGATAGGCAACTTAAAGAACTTCTAAAGGGAGTTGGGTTTAGGGGCAAGGACCTTATTGAGGCTTGGGCTATTGCTAAAAAGGAGTCCAACGGCAGACCATTGGCTTTTAATGGCAATGCTAAGACTGGAGACAGTTCTTTTGGACTATTCCAAATAAATATGATAAGCATGCTTGGTCCAGATCGTCGTGAAAAATATGGCTTAAATTTTACTGCTGAGTTAATGAATCCAGTAGTTAATGCTCAGATTGCGTATCACATGAGTAATGGTGGTAAAAATTGGAGTGCCTGGAAAGGCATCACGCCACGTACAAAAACATGGATGCAAAAATTTCCAAAGTAATCTAATGATATACTAGTTCCCAGATATGTATAATATAAATATAATACAACACCATGATTATATCTGGGAACTGGAAAACTTTATTACAAATGAAGAAATTGCATTGCTAAATGATGCTATAGATCACGTTTCTGAAAATGAATGGCAAGATGTTGGTGGAAGAAACTATAATATTAATAATTTTAAAACAGAAATAATACCAACTTTTAGAAGTTTAGAAGAAAAACTAATGAAATATTTTAAAAACTATACTTCATATTTAGAAGTAATTGATTTACAAAGACTAAAAGATGGAATGTATATGAGTGAGCATCAAGATTTTGATCCATCTGGCACCAATACAAATATTGTATTTGGAGCAGTTTTTTATGTTAATGATAATTTTACAGGTGGGGAACTATATTACCCAGAATTAGATTATAAAATAAAACCTAAAGCAAAATCTGTTATAGTTCATAAATGGGACTATTGGCATTCTGTCCTTCCAGTAGAAACTGGCACTAGATATATGTTTACTATTTTTATAAAAGGTAATGAAAACACAAGTTTTATTAAAAATTTTTAAATAAACTTTTTAGCCCATGCTTGATAAGAAATTGAATTAAATTCTGACTCACTAATTCCTAGTTGCGAATCTATCCACCAATCCTCATCATACCCAGCAGCAACAATTCTGTATCCATAAGAAAATAAAATCTCTCTTTGTAAATCTCTCATTTTCATTAGTCTTGGATCCATATTTGCACAATGCTCCAAAGTAATTGTATTAAATCTGTATCTAGATAATGGAACATTAAGCAAAGCAAATAAATTTGCCCAATCTGGTGTTTTATCAACATCTATTTGCAAATAATCTATTCTTTTTGGAAAATTGTTTTCACTTAAATACTGATCCCAATTATATGAAAAAGCATCTCCATGTATACAGTGACTTGATCTATTTATATTATAGTCGTCAGCAAAATGTTTCACTATATCAATAGCAACACCTTTCCAATTAAATTCTTTTTCTAAAAGATATGTATTATTACCCTGCTTCCAATGACATGCACCAATTTCTAAAAAGGTACCGTCTTTTTTATCGTTATTGAATCTAAGGGCAAAGCCTGCGTGGGGTGTGGCAAATTCATGATTTAAAATTAAGTCTTCTACTTGAAACTGCTTTACTTCAACATTTTGACCACTTTCATAATCCATTAACGTTGTTGATTGTATTGGTTTTAATTCCATAGTGGCTCCTTAAATTTCATCATTTCTCCAATGATGAGTAATCAAACATTTTCTTCCACTTACCACTTTTAAAGATTCGTGTGTGTATGGTTTAACTGATGGATACATAACAATGCTACCAGCCTTTGGCTTTAGTTTAATATCAAATTCATTGAAGTACAACTCTCCACCTTCGTAGTCGTCATTAAGATATACAACTATAGTATATTCTAAATAATTATTGTCATCATTCCAGTCAACATGTGGTCCCATGGTTGCATTTTGAGAATATTTATAGATGCCAATCTTAGTGAAGTCATTGTTTAAAATTTCTTTAGCAAATATCATTTTATTTGTATTAATATTAAACAATTCTCCATATTTATCAATACAAGCACACATATTATTAATTAAGGATTCAATAACAAATTGTGATTTTTCTTTAATAATTCTATCTTCAATACCGATTAGTTCTTTTTTGCACAAGTATTTTATATCGCCATATCTTGTTGTTGTATTATATGCATACCATGCCTCCCAGTCAGTAACTGCTGGATTTGATAAGCCTTCCATTGTGTCTATAATATCTTGAACATTTTGTATTACAGATTCAAAGTAAACAATGTTATTTTCTAAAAACTCATATTTCATAGTTCTAACCTTTTATTTACACCTAATGCTAATAAAAATCTTTCTGGATTAAACCTCCAATTATCCTTAGCAAAAATTTTCATAACATCAAATACTAAAGAGTCATAAACATCTTTTTCAATTTTATCTTTATAAATAAACAATAAATTTTCAAAATCTATATAGTCCTGTCTTATAAAGGTACATTCTCCAGCCTGATCTCTAACAAGAACTTTTTCATTTATTTTTCCAGATGGTTCATATAATTTAACAGTTAAAAATTTTCTTGCAAAACCCCAGTCTGTATATTTATTATAAGCAAATGCAGCATCTATAGCATTATCATAAAATATAATAGTTCTAACTGGCTCTTCTCCGTCTCTAGCAATTGTTAGCATATAAGAATTAGCAGTTTTATCTTTAACCTGACTTATATAGTCATCAACCATGTCGCTATGCTCTACTTTTAATTGCTCCATATTAGTCTTTCCCTACTCTAATGAGAGTTCCATTATCTTTTGGACTACAGTTAATTATTATATCAGCAATTTCTTGTTTTTTTGCTAGGTTATCTATATTGTCTATCATGTCCAAACTACACCTATAAAAAGCGGGGGTATCATATATTAGCCCTGGAATTATGGATATGACAGTCTGTGTTGGTTTAACATTGGTTGATAGCGATACGTAAAAAGACTGTAGGGCACCTTTTATAGTTGCATAATTAATTTGTGGAACTGGTTTAGTAACTGCAATAGAGGATATATAGATAATTTTACCATCATTAGTAATTTTATTTAATAAATATTTTGACATCAACATATTATTAACAAGATATTTGCCATAAAAATTAACAAGTTCTTCTTCAGTATTTTCCATAAAATTACCAGGAGACGTCATTGAAATAAAAACTACAATAGAATAATAGTTTTCTATTTTTGTATTTATAAAATTTTTTATACAATCAAGATCGTGCAGGTTTAAATAATGCCAACTTACATATTTATCAGAATAAATGTTTCTTTTTTTAAAATTTTCTATATTATTATAAGTTAAATCAACAAAATACCCGTTGCTATTAAGTGTTTCAATTATTTCATGGGATATGCTAGAGGTTCCTCCAATAACTAAGGCTTTTTTATTTAGTATCATTTTTGTAATTGGTTTATAATAGTATCTATGTTAATTCTTTTTGATCTACGATAATCTATTAAATATTTTTCCCAGTCTTCTGGATTATTTTCTAACATAAACTTATTCTTTAGATCTATAAATTCTTGACTGCCTTGGTACCAATGTCTCCACCAATGTCTTATTAAATATTTTTGTTTATTTTTAATTGCATTTACTGCGTGATAAAACGGATGTTCTGATGGAAAAACTAACACATCGCCAGTTTTTGGCTTATAGGAAAATTCATCAACTACCTTACTAAAACTATCATCTGATATTCTAAAAACAATCTCTCCGCCTTCATAGTCATCATTTAAATAAACTAAACAAGCAGTTCCAAATTTAATTCCTTCTTCAGATTCTTTTTCTTGTTCATGATCAGTATGAAAGTTCATAGCGCCATCATTAGATACACCCATATTTTCATAATATTTTGATATTTCAGTTGTTGTAAAAATCCAGTTATCCTTTTTAATATCTAATTTTTCACAAAACAATTTTGTTGTATTATAAAATACCCACAAAAATTCTGTTACATATTCATTATTAACATGATCAACTATATCATTTTTCCATTCTTCTTTGGTCGGAAAGTTAGAATATGTTTTTTCTGGTGTTGATATTTTGGACTCTGTACCAAAAATTTCCCATTTTCTCCATTCATGGTTTTTTTCAAAGTAATCAATAATTTCTTTACTATGCTTGAAGGCATTTTTAAATAACCAAACCTTGGGATGTAAAAATTCTATATCATAAGAATCATTACTATAATCAAAATTATTGTTCATATGGACTCTTTTTTACCACCTTTGAGCCACCATTAAATTTTTCAATAGATTCTGGATCTGATGGATCATATCCATCTTTAAAAATAAAACCAGGGAACATATACTTATCACCAGACTTCATTAAATGTACTTGATGACGATATGGGAAAGTAGATGGAAAGATCAATGCAGATCCTGCAACTGGCTTAATCCAAAAGTCAACAAGTTCCTCATTTCTAGGGTCATTAATATCTGAGTGTGGCTTCAAATGGCTGTACTGTGGATCTCTTAGATCTTTATCATGAAGAATCCAAGAAAGTTCTCCGCCCTCATAGTTATCATTTACATAAACTATAATAGACCACCAAAGACTTTCATCTCCAGCCTGTGCATCAAAATGTGCACCCATTTCTAATCCTGGAATATATTTCATTATTCCAGCAAAAGGAGAAAGGTTTGGATTTGGTATGTCTAGCCCTCTATCTTGTATGAAAGCCTCTGCAACCTTTTTTATTGAACCTAATATTGAGTCAACAATGTACTCTGCCTTCTCTTTTGTTTCACCAGAAAGTAGGTGCAAATTGTTTGGCTGCATATCTTTTTTACCACCAAAGGAGTAGCCGTCATTTGAGTTAGAAAGCCACTTTTGCCATGATGGAATTACTGGCTGTATGTCTGGATTACCATCTGTCTCTAAAATTAAATTAAGAAATTTTTCATGATCTGGCAAAACATCTGTATAGTAATAGATGTTTTCATGTAACCTTTTCTCTAACTTCATGCTTGTTCCTCCACTTTGTATTTATTTCCGATAGGATCAATCTTGTATCCTTCGTCTAACAACTCTTTCCATTCAGCCTTTGTTTCTTCTTGAGACTCTCTAATTTTTTTCATTTCTTCTTCCCATCTATTTCTTACTTCTTCTGGATAGTCTTCAGCGTCCCTATCATCCCAAAAAGATCCCAAGGTATATCTAGTGCCTTTTGTAATCATTGTAACTTCATGCAAATTTGTGTAATCTCCAGCAAAAGCAGCAAGTAGCCCAGTTTTAGGTTTTATCTGTATTTGTCGTTCTGGGAAATTTAATATCCCACCTTCAAAATCTTCATTTAAATATACAAACGTTGCATATCTACTTCTTTCAAATGGACTTGGAGTTCCATCATTATATGAGTTATCAGCATGTACAGTAGCATATGCTCCCTTTTCCCATTTTTGTGTGTGATATCCAATTTTAGACATCTGTTTTGGATCTTTATTATGAATCTTTGCAGTTATCTCTATAATCTTTTGTTCAATATCTGAAAAAAAGGTTCCTGGCAAACCACATTCTAAAATTTCTGGATCATTATCTTTTGGTAAATTAGATGAATATGATTCGTAAAATGTTATAGGTGTCCATTGCATTGTTTCATTCTTTACCTGCAAATTTAAAACATCAATAATTTTTTGACATTCTTCAGGTGTAAGAAAATCTTCATATACTAAAATATCCTCTGAATATCTAATCTCTTTCATATTTATTTATCACCATCCAACAATGTCCTGTGGTACTTTTCATTTTGATTTGGCTTTACTTCTCCAGTATGTTCTAAAATGGTCCAAAAGAATGGACAGGTGTATCTAATACCATTTCTAATTTCTGTAACTCCATGGATAAAGTTCATGTCTCCTGGGAAAAAATATGCTGCACCTTTTTTTGGTTTAAACTTAACATCTTGCAACGGGAAATATAACTCTCCACCCTCGTAGTCATCATTTAAGTAAAATAAACTTGAAAGATCATAGTATGGAAAATCATTAGCCAGTCCAGCATCAGGACCCTCATGAAGTTCTTTGTCTGCATGTGGTTTTTGAAATTGTCCAGGAAGCCATCTTACAATTGTTTGTCCAGTTGGTTGAACTTTAACTTTAAAAAAGTCTTCAATAATTGGTTGTAGTTTTTTAAATAGGCCTTCAATTACTGGACCAATTCTGGGATCATTTTTATCTAGACTAGACCTAGTTGCCACTCTATCTTTCCAATAGTTAGCATCATAAATAACAGTACCGTTGTCATTTTGATGACTTTCTGTAACATCCCAAATAGTTATAGACTTTGCAGCATTTTCTAGAAAATCAATCTCTTCCTGTGTCATAAAGTTTTCAAGTTCAACAATCATGTCTTTGCCAGTTCCATAAAATCCAGAAGGCGTAATAGACTTTGCGACTCTATCTAAGTGATTCTTGTTTGTGATTTCCATATTATTATTATATCACCTCTCGTTTTTTGTAGTTAAATCTGTTATTTTTAAGTGTAAAGACTTTTTTTCATGGCTGCCTATGCTTTGCCCTTTATGATCAACAGCATCTCTATAAAAATTACTAAACTTGCCCTGCTCTGATATTTTTTTCCATTCTTCTAGGTATTCCCTTTTTTCTTGCAGGGCCTCTGGATCAAAAGTTTTGTCATATACCTCTAACTCAATCAAAGAAAGTTTTTCAAGTGAAACTGGAATTAATGTAGCAACTGGAGTGCCTGCAGGAATTACAATATTTTGATGTGACCTAGTTATTCTCCATGCAATTGGAAAAGCCTCATCATAAAATGAAGTAGACATTATTGACGTAAATGGTGTTGCGCCATCTATAAAATAATTTGGTGGGACAATAGAAATAATAGATGTATTTTCATCAGTACGAAAATATAAACCACTATTAAAACTTATTGTTGCATTTCCACGACCTAAGTTACAAACATTCGGTGGTGATTTTAATATTTTAACATGATCTTGAGTTGTATCTACAACACCATCCCAAACAAACTCTATGTCTTCTAAAAAAGATATAGACCAGCCAATGGAGTTAGCAAGAGATACAGGAAAGCATTTATATGCGTGTCTGTCATAAGTATCATCCATCCAGTTCCTCTGAACTTGAGTTTGTTCTATTTTAACTGGATGGTTTGGTATTTTATAAACAGATACTTTCATTATTCTGTGTCTTCTACATACATCTCTCTTGTATGAAACTTTTTATTATAGTCTAACATTGTTACAATTGAATACTTTGTTCCAGAATGAACGGGCATTGCACGATGTGGATACATAAAGTTAGATGGGAACACATATAAATCTCCAGCCTTTGGCTTGATGTTCATTTTTTGTAATCTAAAATACAACTCTCCACCTTCGTAATCATCATTAACATAGGCAACCAATGAAACTGTACAGTTATAAGAATAGCCATGATCATGATGTTCTTGGAAGTGTTGTCCTGGGCCATATTTAATAAAATTAAAGGCTTCCCAATATTTTAAATCCATAATATTAAAATCTTTACGATAATCATCAACTGCGACACGCTGTGCATCATAAACCTTTTGCCACATATCTTGAAAAATTAATGACTCTTCTGTATCTATATGTTGAATATCTTCTTTTTTAAACTTAAAATCAACACAATCACGATAACTTGGAATTAATTGTTGATAACCAACATATGCTGGTCTCCACTTAAAAACATTTTCGCTATCAATAGCGCCAAGATTTTTTTCTAATATGTTAATAATATCAAATTCTGGTTTAATTACATCTCTATAGCAATAAATTCCATTGCCAAGATCTTCTTTAGCACTCCATGTTTGCATTTTATTTATACTCTCTTCTTGTCCAAATGTCATTTTGATAAACCCCACCGTCTGGCTGACGATATAGTTTTATGTTGTCCATCATTCTATCATAAATTTCTTTTTGCTGCAAGATCTCTATCTCATGTGTCCAATCTTCTCTTTTAAAAGGAAGTATTTGCATGTACGGAGTCCCTGCTGGAATTGTTCCCTCCCAATCTTTAATTACAAAAAATGGAAAACTTCCAGATATATGAACGCTATCATTATCTACAACACCAGTTGTATTTAAAAATGGTAAGTCAAATCTATTCATTGGAGTCATATATAAACAACTGTATCCTTCTGGAACTTCTAGACCCCAGTCTGGCATCCATGCAAAATGTTCTTGATAGTAGCCCTGTGGATGCTCAAACTGTGGCATAGGCTGTCTCCTTGTACAAAAATCTTTATGCTTCTCATCACTAACACTAACATCTATTTTCCCATACTTGTCTTTAAAAAATGTAATATCACATGGAGTTCTTAGAACATACCCTGTAATAAAACCATCCATGATTGCTGGGCATGCTTTCCAAGTTGGTATTTTGCCATAGTCATCCGTTGTGCCTTGTCGTGGAAATGGACACACTTCTTTTGTCGCCTTATAATAATCTTTTGTGATTGGATGAATTGCAAATCTATCTGCATCTTTGTACCATTTTGGCATTGTTTTATGAGTTGGCAAGGGAACAGAGTTACTCTCATTATTGAGCCAAGGACGGAAGGATCTAAAAATAATTAAATTTGAAACTGCTTCTGATATTTTTTTTATCACAAATTTTCCTTTGTTTTTTATTTAGTATATCATAGTTAAGCAGTTCTGTAAACTTGAATTTTAACCCTATGTATTATAATTATTTTATCTATCAATCAAATCAATAATTAAATACACAATATCTGTTTCTCCAAAATTATACAATGAGGATAACTGCTCTTTATGTGCTATTGTTTCTGTACCAGGGATATTGTTATATATTTCATCATCAACACATAGTGAAGCATTAGAATTTGTTATTATTGGAATATAACATTTGTTTATAATGCTTGCATATTCTTCAAACTCATAGTATTGACGCAAAGGATATTGTTGTGGATTTAATTTAACAAAATATGCAGAACCTGAAATCATATTATATTTAGATTCTATTTCTTTTATTAGTTCATTTGTTAAATTCCAAATTTCATGATTTTTATTTTTTTCAAGTTTAAAGTTGTTACCTTCTTTAAATAATTTTTCATCAATATCAAATAAATAAAAAAAATGCATGTAGTAGTTATATTGAAACAAGTCTTCTTTTGTTTCTTTTTGTTCCCAAATAATCTTATTATTATTAATTATTGACTGTATATCTTTTATCATTGATTAACTTTCGTATTTATATTATAGAATACAGACTCTGTATGGTAAACCTCTGCGTCTACATTATTCCACTCTAAAATTCTATTCCTGTCTGTATTATCTAAACTTTTGTATATTCTTGTTGAATCAGGGTTCCAATAATTTGATGCCTTCTGAATATTATGTTTAATTTGATGCTGTGGTATTTTTAAATCTTGAAGTATTTTATCAAAAACATTTTGTATATTTTGATGATGTAATTGTTCAGATTTAATTAATAGCGAAACATCTTGTAATCTTTCAATCATTATTTCTTTTGATATTTCACAATTAATTACCTTTTCACTATTCATAAATCCATATTCTTTACCACCTAAATCTGATAACAAAAAGTTTTTAGATTGCATATTCCCAATTCTATGACTATTATTTTCAAACCAATCCATCATGGTGTTTTTATTAAATTGCATCGCTCCGACTGGCATAGTTCTTTGAGCACCTCTATCTAACATTGCATAATGAGAATAAAAACTTACTGCATGCTTGATCGGATCTCTGAACAAACTAGTAACATATGTTTTATCTGTTATAAAGTCTGCCCAAAACCTATGAGCAACATAAGTTTCTCTATCGTAAAAATTTTCTATACCGTGCTCTTTAAGTATTTTGTCTAATGGAACAACAATATTATGTGTAAAAAATCTACCAGCAGTTTTTGGAACATGCAGGAAATAAAAACTATCAAATAATTTGTTCATAATTTTAATTCTAGCATACATCAACTTATATTTTAAGGAGATGCGCCCCAGATGAATGAGAAGTATGGTGGTGGGAAGAACGGTGGGAAGAATGGTGGGAAGAACGGTGGGAAGAACGGTGGGAAGAATGGCGGGAAGAATGGCGGGAAGAATGGTGGTGCAATTGGAGTAACAGAGTTACTTGCTCCTGTTGGCAAAGATTGAACAACTGTATTATCTAAGTTAAGTCTAAAAGTATATGCTGTTCCGTTTGTTAATCCGCTAACAGTAACTGGAGATGTTGAGCCAGTACCTACAATTCCACCTAAAATATTAGTAATAGTTCCATTTGTCATTGTTGCTGTTGACTCAACAATAAGAGAGGTAGACGATGGAATAGCCTTAATTGTAACAACACCAGCGCCCAAAGATCCAGTTCCGTTTGTTGCCGAAATTACTTGATTAATAAAAAGGTTTGTAACTGCAGACATACCAGTAATATCTGCTCTCCATATAGATCCGATTTGAACATTGTTTGCAACTGTTCCAGTTGTACTTCTAACAACTACTGGCTGAGTTATTGCTCTATAAGTTGTTCCAGTTGGTTTTCCCAAATATGCTGGCGCTGTAAAAGCAACTGTTGCAGAAGCATTGCCAGCACTTGCTGTTCCTACAGTTGGTGTACCTGGCTGATGGCCACCAGATGCTGGAACTGCTGGAATAATTGGACTCATGCTACAAGGTCTCCTAGCAATACCCAAACGTCCGTTGCCCCTGTGCTTCTTTTAATTAAGGTTGCTCCAGACCATTGTGCTCTTAACTTAAGTCCAGGAGTTCCATTAATAGTTACGTTTGCTCCTGCAGCAATTGTAGTTTGTCCTGTTCCTGTTTGAACAATATTTATTTTTGCACCTGTTGGGATAGTGCTAAGATTTGGAACTGTTATTGTGTTAGCAGAAGCATTATTCATTTCAATCATTTTGCTATCGTCAGAAGCAATAACTGTATACGATGTTCCAGTTTGTGCATTTATAGAAATTCGCTCAAGCATCCTACCACTTACAGTAAGATCACCAGAAACTGAAAGAGAAGAAAGGGTGCCAACGCTGGTTAGTGAAGAAGATACTACCGTTGCTGGTAGAGTAGTTCCGCTTAAGTTAGCAGCAGGGAATGTTCCAGATGTTACTGTTCCGACGGCAGTTATAGAAGTTAAGTTTCCAGTAGTAATAACTGTTCCATCAACATCTGGTAAATTAATTGTTCTATCTGCTGTTGGATTTACTACTCCTAAAGTTGTTTCATTTGCATCAGCACTAGATCCTTCAAAAATAACAACTGAGTCAGACAAATAAAGTTGAGTTACGGTAGGAGATGAAATTGTAGGAGTATTGATAGTAGGAGACGTTAATGTTTTGTTTGTTAAAGTTGCGGTACCAGAAATTGTATCAATATCAACACCGTTAGCCTGGACTGTGCCTGTTCCTTTTGAAACAAGGTTTAAAGTAATGTTTGTATCTCCACCTGTAGCAGAAATAGTAGGCTTTCCAGTAGCAATAGCATTTGCAATAGTAATTTCATTTACAGCAGAAGCAACAGCAGTTGGGAAAATAATTAATTCATTACCATTAGAGTCTGCAATATGAGATGCAGATGTAATTCTAGGAGCAGTTAAAGTTTTGTTTGTAAGTGTAACAGTATTAGTAAGAGTAACTGGAGGAGATGCCCAAGCCAAACCAGTTGATGAACCAGAGTAGTTAATAGTTAAAACAAATCCATCATTAGCAGTTGATTGAGAAGGTAGGACTAATGCAGAAACTGCTCCAGCAGCAGTAGCAGAAACCAAAGCACCCTTAGATGTCCATGTTGCTGCTTGTACACCAAGTGATCCAGAAATGCTGCTTATCTGAGTTTGTAAATTATATAGGCTATGTGCTATTGATGGATTAACAAGGTTTACTGGATCAGTATTTGTAGGATCATATTGACCTACTCCAGTACCTGAAGGTGCACCATAGTGATATAAACGCAATGCTTCTTGAATATTTGCATTGTCTGTTAGTGCAGGCATCTGAGTATTAACATTGAACTGTGTTAACCCAGTTAATGCACTACCAATTTGTGGCATATCCTACACCCCCTTACTTATAAGTGACATACAGATGCACATTTTGGCTACCAGTCAAATTTGACCAGGTACCTCCAGAATATGAAACTGCATTAATCACTATTGCTATATTTTGATTAGGATAAGATCCAGTTAAAGAATACGTAAATCCAGATGCTACTGGATTAGAATTCACTATGCTGTATCTTACAATAAACCTTGAAATGCTTGGAGAACTGTTTGTAGTCAAACTGCTAACAGGAACATTTATAGTTGTTGATCCTGCAGTAAATGTTGTTGTTGCTATAGTTGAAAAGTCTGGCTTAATAGGATTTAGAATTCTTTGCCAAACAGGATTAACTCCGTCTAAAACATATTGGTATGTCCAACCATAATAAGTATCGGATGGATTTGTATTAAGATAAATATCATTTAACTCTAATTCTTGACCAACTAGTTGAGTTTCTGGGCTTCCATTACCAGACCAAATTTTACTTCCACGCTTTCCTTGCTCTCCAAAATCAAGAGAAAGGTCTACAACATCTGGTCCTCCAAAAACTGTTAACTCTACGTCACTTATAAGCGTTGTCATTAAACCGCTCCAGTCACATCGTCAGTAGAAGCAATATTTCCTGTTAGCAATGTGTAAATAAGAGTACCGTTTGTTATTTGAACGTCATAAACATATGTTGAGCCACCAACTAAGTTTCTTCCAGTTCCTGCTGGTAGCGTACATGTTATAGTATTAGTTGTTGTGTTAATAGATGTAGTGCCAGTATATTGAGTTGCTCCAGTTCCTCTTTGATTAGCAACTGTAAATGCTGCAGTATATCCAGTTAATGAAAATGCGCCACCATTAGTATCTTTAGGTGTTATTGTAAATTGTAAAGTATCACCACGATAATAGTTAAAATTATATGTACCTGGAAATGCCATTATGACCACACTCCCCAAGGAATTCTTTTCCAAGTATTTGTTGCTGTACAAACATATAAGTATGTTGCATCTCTAGCAACTTGTCCAACCGATCCTGTAGATGTTGGAGTTGCTGGAACAGATACAAAAGATATAACAGAGGTTCCGTTAGGACCTGGCATAGGAATAACTTTTACTGTTGGCATTATAAACTTCCTCCCGTTATATCACTCAATACACATATTGTACCAATTATTGGAGTCCATGTTGTTAAATCTGCCTTTGTTACCTGCAGGTCAAAGGACAGTTCAGCAACGATTGGAGCGCTACCTACACCCCAGTCATCTGTCATAGTAGATTGAGCAATAATATCAACATATCCAGTACCAGGAGTTGTTGTCAGGGTATAAGAAATATCATTTACTGGATTATAGGCGGTAGCAATATAAGACCAGCCAGTGGTACTATAATATGTTACTTCATCATTTTCTAAAAATTCAACACGGATACTAGAATAGTCTCCTCTTACCACAGACCATTGTATATTTAATGGATCGGCACCATATTTTTCAATTGTTTGGCAGGAAGAGCAAGACATAATAAATGATTATACCATAAAATAAACTATTTCCCCAAGAAGCAAGGGGTAGTATTTCTCAGGGAAATAGCAAGTTTATTATAACATTATATATTTCCAAAAGTTACTAAAAAGTTATTTAACCAACAGCACTAAAACTTGACAAACTATAAAACCATGTGTATAATTTAAATATATAAAGAAAAAGAAATATATTATAT